CTTTATTAGGCCAATATCTTTCAAAACATCTATATACTGCTTCAGCGGCTTGGATCATGCTACCACCACATCTATTACAGCAATTACTTGCCAAATACATTGGTAGACCAACATCTCCAGACTTATGCAATATTACATCATAGTGTCTTAAAATTTCTTTAGCTCTAGTTCCAGTTAATGGCTGACCTTTTTCAGCAAAATATCTTCTATAATGTTCTAGTCCTACAATATCATCTGTTGCATGATGGAACATCCAATATAAACATGTTCCTTCAGATAATTGTGGATTGTCAGCATCATTGTTTTCTCCATCATGAACATCATCCCAATGCCATCTTTCTCTTACTGAGTCCATATCATAGAAATTATCATTCTTAGAACCAACAACATATATCTTTAAGGATTCAGGCTTTGGAGGAATACTAAATTTTGTATGTAATTCATCATTGGAATAAATTAAGAATTCTCTAAATGCATTTTCAGAGTCTTCTTCAATTACTGTTCCTAGAGTCTTTACACCTGCTTCTCTTAACATTCCATCTTCAAACCAATAACGATTATCATGTGGCTTTAAAACTTTTAAAATTGCATCTGCAGCTTGTGTGTTAATAACAAATCCATTGAACCAACAGATTTTATTCTTTTCTGCAATAATTCTAGCTGAAGCAAGAGGTTCAGGTTTATCAACTAAACCAAATAGAAAATCAGCATTTACAGTAAATTCATGGCGCCAAAAATCGCGCACATATTTCTGTACTTGATTTAGATTTCCTGCTCCTTTTGTATGTAGATACAATATAGGTTCATTTGTTTCTAATGATTTTTCGCATGCCCTTTTGATAAAAGGATATTCGAATAATTTATCATTAGGAGGATCTACCTCTACCAATTCTACATCATACAGAGGAGACAGCCAAGCAAGCATCTCCTCTTTAATCTTCAAGCCAAGTTCTGTTTTCAAAACGCCAAGTACACACTTTCTTTTCATAAATTCACCTCAAATTCTGTACTTTATTTATAAAGTCAAAAAGAGCCACTGATATTAGTGGCTCTCGCAGCTAGCAATCATCTGATTAAGCTGGTCAGCAGTCATGATTCTAATAATTTCAGACAGTTTCTTTTCGTCAGGTTCAACGAGCTTTTTCTTAAAAGCATTTATGCTTTTGACTATTGTGTACTTACGCTGAATACTGTTCATCGCCTTTTCCCAACGACGAGCATTTTCTTTAGCGTGCCACACGCGGTCCATCTCTCCGCAAATGTCAGCACAGTTCTTTGCCCACTTATACGCAGCCTTCGCCGTTTTAAAGCGAGCCGCCCATAAGTTAACCTCACCTTCCTCAATCGCATCAAAGACAGACTGACGATAAAAATCTTTCAGTTCTTGATTGAACCCGTGCATTCTAGTAGTTACATCAGAAGAATGCATTACCGTTCCGTCAGCAATTTCCAAGTACTTGTCATTCAGTTCCTGAATTTTGGCAAACTCACGTTTTTCATATTGACTTTTGTTCATAAATTCTCGCAGCCTGCTTAAACAGTTCGGCTTTCTTATTGGCTTCTTCTACCTTCTTGTTAAGATAATAGTCTTCTAGTGCGAAAGCAGGCAAAGCCTTTCTTTCTTCTGCCATGTTAACCTTTACTTACCTCGTGCAGTAAATTTTACATTTGCAAGTCGGACACCAAGTCTGAATGACACGGTATTCTCTGCACCAAGCCTGTTCATCTGGCATTCTTCTTTCTTCTGGCTTTACGTAATGCCATTCATTAGGCCCAGCCATGAAAGCGGTCTTACAATGCTTGCATTGAAACGCTTGGCTTTCGCCTTCTTTGATTTCTAAAGGAATAAGACTCATACTAACCTTTACTTTCTATAGTTTTCAAGCACCTTTGCGCCCATTTCAAAATATTCTTCTTCTGACATAAATTCCATTGGGTCAATGTATCTGACCTTTCCTAATAGAAGTTCACCGCCCATTCTGTGGACTTCTTCTTCAGGAAGAAAATTTTCATACTTGGTCATAGCTTGCTTTCATCCATCTGTGTATGCAGCAAAACGTCCAGATGTTCGCCAAGCGACTTTGCTGCATGTTCTTCAGTAAGGCGCAGAAGCAAGTAGGTAAGGAATGTAATGAACATACCTATGATAGATGCAAGAAATGTTTTTACAGCTGTTTTCATTCAACCCTCTTTACGTAAGTCATTTTCTTATTCTGCAAATTTGGCAAATACCGTAAATGCGTCTTTTTCTGGAATGTACTTTGTAGCAGACTCGCCTTCTACAAACTTAAAGGAATCTTTCATTGCTTTCGTCTTTTCAATAAGTTCTTGCTCTGAAATTGGTTTCCAGTTTAATCCTTCATAAAATTCAATTTTTTCTGAGTCAACACGAATGTTTGGCCTAAATGCGCAAGTTGGTTCTTCATTCTTTAATGCTGGCATGAATCCAAACCAGATCATCGGTTTCTTTGTCATTTCATCAACGCAGAAACGACGAGAAAAACGCATCAAAGGCAATAAATCCCCAAAGCAGTTTCTGAAAACCTTTAGAGCTGCATACCAATTTGGTTGACTTTCTTTCGTTATTGTTACAATCATTTTATCCTCTTTACATATACTTGTCCGCCGTGTTCGGTCCAAGACTGAACATCTGAAACAAGGCATTCTACTGTGTGAAAAGACGGGTTGGTCAAGTCGTATTCACGGATCCAGATGTCGCCATCAAGAGCTTTAATCTCTTCTTCTGATAATTCTACAAGTTCATCTTCATTATGTTCATCAGGATCATAGCCGATTAGTAAGAATTTCATTTCTTATTCTCCACTTCCCTAACAGTAACAGTCGCAGTTGCTTCAGCGACAAAGACTCTTTCATCTGGCTCTTTTCTCCAAGATTCAGAGCAGTACTTTACCTTGCCTCTTGCGGCGCCAAGAGACTTAAAGTGAGTCGCCCAAGCAATGTTACTTGTCCAAACGCCCCAGCCAGGCTTAGAGCCCCAGTACTTAATTTCCTTATCTTCAGTTTCTTTACAGACGAGCCAAAATTCTTCTTTGATTCCTGTCATTTTCTATCTCCTTTATATTTTTCAATGGCAGCTTTGATGACTTCAACGGATTTGCATGCAGGAACATTTCCAATAGCAGTGCTTCTCTTTTTCATCAGTTCTATAAAGAAGGCAGGCGAAATGTTCTTGATTTCATACAATGCAACGACGCGAGGTCCATCAGGATAAAATTCCCATTCTTCCATCTCAGCAGGATAGAACTTCTGCGCATACTTAACAAGCATGTCTTTCGGCAAGGTTCGTGGGAAAAGCTCATTATCACTATCAGATAAAACATTCACAAATTCTTGTAATGTCATACACCAATCTCCGCAAAAACCATGTTCTTAAAGATTTCCCAGTTAGCGCCGAGCTGAGAGTAAATGTCAATCTTTCTTTCTGAATGCTCACGAGGAGGCCATGCAGAGACAATCACTTCATACTCGCATTTAGACCAGAAATAGTAAAGACAGGAACGGTCAAGACGCTGCTCAAGAGCATCTTTCAAGACAGAAACAGTCGGGTCTTTCTTCTTGAAACGTTCCTTCATCTGTCCATACTTAATGCCGAACTTAGTGTAGACGTCGTGAATCTTGTCTTCAGTGTCTGCTTTCGCAATCGCGCTTTTCAGTTTCTTCAGTTCTCTCTTGATGACTTCCCACTGACCAAATTCAAAGAAGTTCTTATACACAATGTTGTTGCTGTTGAAGTCTTCATAAAGAACGTTAAACACAGGCAGCTTTTTCATTTCTTACCTCCACTGCAATGTTCAAGCCAGCCCTTGACGTAGTCAAGATCGGCAGTAATAGTGACATCTCGCCACTGGTCATAGACTGCAAATTCTCCACGAGGAAGAAGAGCAACGATAATAGATGTGCAGCAGAAGTCGCCTTTGTAGCACATCAATCCGCAAGTATCGCCATCTTTAAACTTGCAGTCAGGTATGTAATGTTTGCAGAATTTCTTAAATTCTTCATGTGTCATTTTTCATTTTCCTTCCTTTACTTTCTGCCATTCTTCATCAAAGTTAAGATTAGGATAAGCGGCTGCGAAGTCCATAGCTAACCGACACTTCGCTGCTTCAGGAATAGCGATGCAGATAGTTGCAAGATTGAACTTGCTAGCAAACTTGTAAATGTGTTTCCAAAGTAAATCGTTTTCTAATGACATAAACATTTCCTTTCTTAATAAGATTTTCCCATTGCTCTATGTATATGATAGACTTTTACAGCAGTATTCTCTGAATCGTCTTCTTCTTTCACAGGATAAACATATCCAGACTTCGTCTTAAACCCTGGAAATTTCTCACAGCCTTCATCATAAAGATAGCAAAGGCTCTTTTCATTGCATTCATTCTTATCATTTTCGCATTGGACACGAGCAATGTAACCAAAGACCAAAAGCAAGAATGGAGAGATAACGATAAATGCAAACAGCAGTCCTAAGATAAAATCACCCATTCTTCAATTTTTCTCTTATCCATTGCATTGCTTCAACATATCCATCAAAGCCATGTCCGTAAATTAAATAATCACAAGCCTGCGCTGTCACGAGATTCTTTCTGAAGTCTTCACGTTTCATAATGTCAGTAAGATGAACTTCAACTTTTGGAATGTTAATCGCACGTAATGCGTCATACATTGCGTAGCTGTAGTGAGCATAAGCACCAGGATTGATGAGAAGTCCATCGGTGAAATTATGTTGTGTCCAAAGGATTTCGTCAATAAGTTCGCCTTCAGAATTAGACTGCTTAAATGCCAATGTTTCACCTTCAGCTTTCGCTTTATTAAGCATGATCTGTAAATCTGACAATGTCTTTTTGCCATAAATTTCAGGTTCACGCGAGCCAAGAAAAGATAAGCTAGGTCCATTAATGATTGTAAATTTCATATTAAAATCTCCTTTTAAAGCAGGTCGCATCTATGAAGAATGCTACCCATCCAAATGTTTTTCTTCAGTCTTGCTTCAAGGCAAAGACGAATACCGCGGTTCTTTTCAGCGTCCGTCATCGGAAAACTGTTAAGAGTCGTGACATCAATCTTGAAGATCGGCATGTTGTCGTAACGATAGATCTTGTAATCTCTACCGTTCTCATTTACTGTTTCCACTGTTAAAGAAGCAATCTTTTCTTCCATAGGTCTAGAATCTATCATTTTACCTCCACGCATTGAAAGCGATGTTTTAGACGGATTGACTGTCTTTCTACAAATCTTGAAAATGTTCCCGGAAGTTCATCAGTTTTAAATTCTTTACCTGCAGTAATGCAAGTTTCTTTAGAAGAAAAGCCAGGAATTACTGTTGATGTTCCGCGGTCAACCTGCCAAGTATCGCCATGAGAAGCCATGAAAACAGAGAAAACGATAAGCGTCCACATTAGGTAATGTCCTGGTCAGTGTCGTTCTCGCTTTCATCAGCTGGCTCTTGATAATGTTTCAAGATTACTGCTGGATCAAGTTTAGACTGTTCGTCATAACTTCGCATTTCTTCAGCAAAGTCAATGCCGTCAGTAATGCCAATAAGATAGTTTCTGACTGTTGCAAGAATAGAAGCTTCAGTGTAGCCTTCAGCTCTTAATTCATCAATTCTGTTTACTAACTTGTCCGAAATTTCACGGACTTTTTCTTCAGCTGGTGTCATGTTATTCTCCTAAATATGATTTGCCGTTCACATAATAGTCACAATTATGAACGGCGTACAGGTGGACTTGCTCTAGAAACTCGTCTAGCTGTTCGGGCAGGGTAAATACCTGCTCTTCTGCTTCGGAGCCTTGGAATGTAACTGTGAAGCTAGAATTATTCATTCATTATCCTCAAACCAATCGTCATCATGCCGTTGGTGTTCTTTAATCGAGATCTTAAGGCTAATAAGATCTGTCTTTACGGTTTCTTTCTTTGTGACTTCTTTGCAGACGACGCCATCAATGACCTTAAGTCCGACTCGTTCAAGACGTTCTGGATGTTTCAGATTGTACTCTCTGTAATATCCTTTACAGTGACGGTCTTTCTTTCCAGTTCTTTTAGCGTACTCTTCAAAGTAGCCTTTTCTGTGTCTGTCTTTCATACTCTTACTTCTGTGTATGACACATCGCTAAACTTAAAATCAAAACGCTTAATCAAGTAATTCTTGAAGTCATTTACTGTAATCTGATTGAACATATCGTCATCAGGTTCTTTAAGCTTAGAGTTCTGTGTCTGCTGAAATTCTTCATACTTATCGCCGACCTTAGAGTTGACTAACTGTTCCATCATTTCTTCAAGCTTGTATTCAGAAGACTCAAGATAGTCAATGTAAGTCTCCTTAGACAAGGTGTCAAGATATGCATATTCAAGACGGCGAGCTTCCTTCATTTCTTCAGGTTCATCAAACGGATTCTTACCTTCATTATGGCAGTCAATGTAGTACTTAATCCATGTCGTGATTGTCTTTTCATCAAAACACGAGATAGTCATGACGCCATCTTTAAAGATTTCCTGACCTACTGGACAGAAACGATTCTTAACGCCGGGAACGTAGTCGGACATCATTGTTGCTCGAAGGTTGGTGTCACCGCCACCAAGCAAGACAACGTTTTTCCATTCAAAGTCAAATTCTTTCTTTGTATCAGATGCTATGTAATGAAGTTTCAACATAAATCATCGTCCTTTTCATCAAAATCACAAGGATCGGTTGCTGGATTCTTCCAGACAGTGTTTGAATGTATCTTTCTCGTTCTTGCTGCTGGTAAGTTGCCTATAAAATTTGCAAGAGAAGCAACTTTAACTTTATAGCTAGATTCTTTCGGTTCTTTTTCAGTGACTTCATAAATGTGCATGTCAGACCTCAAAATTCTTAGCACAATCCTTTATCTGTACTGCTTTCCATTTCTTCAGTTTAGAATAAAATTTTCGTTGTGCTCTTTCACAGTCTTTCATTATAGTGTCTATCTTGTTCTTAAATGACATGTAATCATACACCGAAAAAGCAGATCGTGTTAAGATGACAGCACCCAATCTAGGATGTTCTTCCACTTTTACTTTAGTGATGATACTGACAGTGTCTTTAGAATCGCTAGTGATGCATGCAATCCATTCGCTTTCGTCTGCCTCCGGCATACGCCAGTATGTAACACCAACAGAATTATTTGTGAATTTCTTAAGCGGCAACTTATCAAGATATTCTGCGGCCTGCTGTACAAATTCTTCATTTTCCATATCAGACCTCATAGGCTTTAGCACAGTCACGGATGTGTTCTGCTTTCCATTCATTCCGCATGAAATGATACTTACGCTGTGCTTTTTCAGCCAGCACCATCGCATAGTCTACTGTATTCTTAAAGTCACTAAAAACCTTGAAAGTCGTAGCTTGATAAGTATTGATCTGCGGACCGAATCTAGGATGTTCTTCCACTTTTACTTCTGTAACGACACGGCAAATGTTATCAATAAAAGCAATCCATTCTTCTGAATCTGTCTCAGGCAAGAACCAAAATGTGGTGCTGCCTTTACGTTCTTTCTCTAAAGGCAGCGAGTTAAGATAGTCTTGCATCATCTTTTTAGTTTTCTTAGTCAACATATTCAAGTGCCGCCGTTTTTATTTTGTCTTCTTTCAATTTCCGCAGCAGTTCAATTCTGTCTTTCTGTGCGACTGCATATTCTTTCATTGCAGAGTCAACATTTTCCTTAAATCTGCTAAAATTGACAAACGCTTCTGAACCCGCAGTGACAAGATAGACTTCATCTCCAGCACGCATTACTTCCACACGACGTGCAGAAAGCATATCCTTCTTGCTGCTTGTAAGACAGGCAATCCACTCTTTAGGAGTTGATTCTGGCGGAAACCAGTAAGTGCTGTAATATGTGCGTTCTTCTTTTAACGGAAACTGTCTAATGTACTCAACGCATTTTTCAATTTCTGGCTTCATACTTAACCTTACGAATAAAATATAACAAAATCTACACAACTTTTGTATAGACTTTTGACGATTATTCACAAAATTTTTCTGCGGCCTTTCTTATCTGTTTTTCTTTATACTTGTTCATTCGTTTTTCATACTCTTTTTGAGCCAGATAATAATTTTCCGTCATGCGGTCCATCGTGTCTTTAAATCTCTGAAATTCATAGCATGAATTTACGTTTCGTGTCTCAATTCTGGGATAAGATCCTTCAACGTACATCTCATGTGTTATAAGCGCAGAAGTGTCTGTTATGCAGGCTACAAATTCAAGGAAGTCAGATTCACGAGGATGAAAATAAATCTTGCCATGATCTATCGTTTCTTTAAAAGGTGATTTCCTAGCATACTTTATGAAATATTCTTTACCAGTATCCATCATACTTATGCCTCATACTTTGCAGCAGCCGCTTTCATTTCTTTCTCTTTTTGCTTCTTTCTATAGTTAGCCTGAACACGCAAAGCCGCATCATACTGTTTAAATGCTTTTTCCAACAGTTCTTTAAATTCAGCAAAGTTTACAGCTATGTCAGGGTCAAACGTACCGATTTCAAAAGGCGGATAGCTCTTGCATTGAACATACTTAACTACTTTAAAGATGTGTTCTTTATTATTAAAGTAAGCAAACCATTCATACTTAGTCATTCCTTCTTTTGTCCATGAACAGACATCATCATCTGAATACAAAGTATCATGCTTAGTACAGACAAGATCAGTATGCTTAAGATACTCTTTACATTTTTCCTGTTCTGAATAGTTCATAATGCATATCCTTCAGCACATTCAGTGATTTCTTTTGCTTTCTTTTCTTTTATGAGATTCTGTACATGCTTCATCGCATCTTGATAAAGTGTGTCTGCTTGCTTTATTCCGTCGGCAAGTTGCCATGCTCCTCTAATTGATGTACACATGTAAGCATGAACTTTATAAGGCGCTTTTTCTTCCAACTTAACTTTCGTAACGATGTACATATTAAGGCCATCTTTTGACCACTGTTCTCGAACAAACCACTGTCCTTCGGTGTATCCGTCTGCATACCAGTCAAAAGTCGTGTTACCATCACCGTTTTTCACTCTTCTTAAGTTCTTAGAATAAAGGAATTTCCTGCATACACGGTATTCATCAATTGAGACAAAATTCATGCTTCAAATCCTTCAGCTGCTTTCTTAATCTGTCCTTTTTTCCATTCTTGAAGACGTGCTGCTTGCTGTCTCCGAGCTTTGGCATATATCTTAAATGCATTAAGAAGATGTCCTTTAAATGCTATGAATGTATCTACGCGGATCGGAGAAATGAAATGAATCGCAAAAGGATAACCGCCTTCCACAAAACTATTCGTAATGACTCTGATCTTATAACAGTCCTTGCCAGCAATGCTCAGGTCAGCCTCATACTTCACTAACCATTCATACCATGTAAGTTCAGAAGGAAACCAACGCTTAACTGCATCTTTCCAAGGATTTCCAGTATCTCCATTTTTAAGAGATAGACCAGAAACTTCATTGTTCAGATACTCAATGCACTTATCAACTTCTTCTAAAATCATGCTTCATATTCTCCTGCTGCTCTCATGATTGCTCTCGTTTTGCGTTCTTTAAGGTAGTCAGCTCGGCATTTTCTTACCTCTTCAATTTCTTTTAAGATCTTACCAACTGCAATCTTCAAATCTTGCATTTTACAAACTGCCCGCCCACCGGACGTGTACATTCTATTGTCATTTCCTATTCTGTAAAAACTACAGTGTGTAAGAACGACAAAAGATGATTGAGTCTCACTCATTCGTGCAAAATATTCATATTCTTCCATATCATCAAGATACCAACTGTAAGAAGCAAAGCTACGCGTACCCTGTGGAGGATTGCATTTGCAGACAACATTAGGGAGAGAGTTTAAATATCTCATCCCTTTCTTTTGAAATTTTCCCAAAGACATTATCTTTCCCAAGGTTCAGCGGCTGATGTAATTGTTTTTAACTTAGCTTCCTTCTTCATGTCGGCTTGTCGTTTCTGGCCATCTTTGATTAAAGAAAGTGCTTTCTGCGTCATCTGCTCTAATTCTTTAACATTCTTTGCGTAAATTGCATTATATGTGTTAAAGTCATAAGGATAAGTCGGTGAATTATGAACGACAGTAATGACACAGAAGCTTTTATTGTCGGCATCATATCTTACAATCCAACGAGAGTAATCAAAATCCGGTGGAGAAAAACGAATATCTCCGTCTGCATGGCTTATAAACTGACTTAAACCAATTGAACGGAGATAATCAAATCCTTGCCCTATTTCTAAACCAGTCATGTTAAATCAATTTCCTGTTTCTTGTCAAATTCAACAGAAGCGGCTTTTGCTTCATCTAAAAGACTCATTTTTCTTAAACTCCAGATAAGATGTGATGATAATTGGTGAAGAGAAAATCAAAACAATAAGCAAGATCGGCAAGTAGACTACCCAAGCAAAGCTAAATGCAGACATCGCGAAGAAGTATCCTGCTGCCAACTTACCATGAATGTCAAAGCTAGCCCAGATGATTCCAATAATCATCGCAGCCGCCAAAAAGACCAACACATAACATCCAAGGAATGTATTGATACCTGTAATGATGGCGCCAATCAAAGCGAACAAAGCATGTGAAATGAACATAGCACAATCAAAGTCTTCTTGATCTTTCTTGCTAATTTCTTTATTGTTTCTGGAAATTGCATTCCACAAGTCTTTTACATTATCATTAGACAACATCCATTTAAACATGTTTTACTCCTTTTCATAGTAGCCTAAAAATTCAAGTTCCGCAATTTCTGCAGGCCAGTTCTCGCTGTCAATATCAATTTCTCCATACTTAGCGGCCTCATGCCAGCAAGAGTCAAGGATCTCTGATATTCTTTTCTGTTTCTTGAGTTTCTGTTCAAGTTCCTTTATCTTTTCATCTTTCATGTCGCAAAAATCTGCATAAAATTCAGCATGCTGCTTCCAAAAATCCGCTGCTGTTCCTGGGTTAGGCAAAGCAATGTCCTTCTTGCAAGCCTCTTTTGCTTCCTTAAATTTCTTCAAGCCTTCATAAAGTTTCTCATGATAAGACATTTACTCCTCCACGATCTTAATGAAACGTCTTGAACCAATCTTAACGATGTCTCCATCAAGAAGACACCATCTCACCTGAGGATCGGTGATAACTGCAGACTTGTCATTGAAAGACGTGACTGACTTATTATCAACTGTCTTGTAGTTGTCGCCTTCAATCTGGAACTTCGAACCATGTCCTTCATAACAGAAGATGCTCAGGCCACGATTCTTCATCATGCTTCTTGCTTCAGACTTTGATGTGAAAATCTTATTCTTCACGAGGCAATCAGCAAGAAACGGAAGAGTAACCGTGACTTCTTTTGCCATCGCTGCGTCTTTAACCCAGTCAGGTATTTGGGATTCGTCCATCCCGTCTTTAATTTCAAATGCTGTTACATTCATTATTTGTCATCCTTCATGCATTCTGTGAAATCTGTCCAAGCATGGCTGAAAGCACGCCCAAATGTATCAGATCCTTCAATGGAGTCGTGCAATGCAAACATAACGCTTAATCCAAATCCAATTGGATAAATGATAAGAGATTCAAAAAATCGTTTCATTTTTATTCTCCTTTAAAGATTGTTTGATTTCTTGTATTCTTCAAAGATCTTCATTCTTTTTTCATCTAAAAGACAGGTACCGTCTTTATGACACTGTCCACAGCCGGTACAAGGTCCGACTTCATTCATTTTTCTTGTCATTTCTTCAAATGTCATTTTCATACTCCGCTGCTGCAAGTTCAATTTCTGCCTTCTTCAATTCTTTTTTCTTTGCTGCGACTTCTTTAACTTTCCTTTCATAGGCGTCAAGCCAGTTCTTAACGAGAAATTCAACATCTTCAATAGAAGCGACTCTATTAGAATTTCTGGTGACATAAACTTCTCTATTATAATCGTAAACCACTTCTAATACACAATAAACTGCGTAAGTTTCTTTATCCCAAGAAACAATCTTAACTGTCCAATGCTCAGGCCTAAGGCCAGGAAAGACAAACTTATAGTCAAAACCAAGATTTGCATCATAATACTTGTCCTTCTGCTGTTCAAACTGTTGCAGAATAGGAAGCTTAAGAATTTCATCAATTTCTGCTTTAGAAAACAATTTCATTTGCTTACCTTACGAATAAAATATAACAAAATCTACACAACTTTTGTATAGATTTTTGTCATTTACATCTGAAAACTTTCTGCTGCGCCCTTGATGATTAATTCTTTATAATGCTTCTGCGCTTTCGCACATTTCTTTAGTAAGTTCTTAAAAAACTCAGCAGAAAAAGTCTTATCCCATGACTGAATGCCGGTCTTCAGTTCTGCTTCTTCCAAGTCATGTGTTAGCTTAGTTGGGATAGTCACTTCAAAAAGTTTTTCTTTAAAGACGATCTGATTGTATTCGGTATCAAAGTTAGAAAGATCTTTTGTGTTCACGACGTCATAATCATAACCATAGCTATGTTTATAGATGATAAAAAACTCAAAGAAAACGTAGATGCCAGTAGCCGTCCGCATAAAAAGAATAGTCTCGCTATCTTGTCCAGCAAGAGAAATGCTAACAGTTCCGTTAGAACCGTCATCAATTTTATAAACACCTGCGTCTTTCGCTCTTTCCTTAATGTCGTCATAAAGAAAATCTAACCAAGCATCTTTCATCTCTTCACGATTCATATTTCTCTGCCGCCTCTTTAATTACTTTTAATTTTCTTTCATTCATCAATTCATGTTCATGCTTAACTGCAAATTCATAGCAAGGAATAGATTTTTCCAAAATAGTCTTTAATTCCTTTTCCCAGTTTTCATTAAAGCCGTTTTCATCAATAACTGTGACTTCAGTGCTTTGAATAGTCTTGTCTTTAAAAAGCAGTCTTATTAAGTCAACAGCTGGTTCAAATCCAATAAGTTCACCGTCTTTGTTGTAGCTGGGACAAGTTCCGACTATTACCCAGCTACCAGTCCAAGAAATGACTGGAAATCGTGGAAATGATCTGCCCTTATAGAAGATCATTTCTTGAACAGGATTTTGCACAAATCCTTGACTTATTGTCTGAAGTTTCTGAAAGAATTCATCCATTATCGCATTTATTTTCTGATGAATTCTGCGAGTTTCTTCTTTAGGCAGAATCTTGTTCGGAACATAATTAGCAAAAGACATTTGCCGCCCGCCTTATTTCCCAAATCTTAATTTTACGTTTCATTTCTGCTTCTTTCTTCAACGCATCAACCATAGAATCATAAATGAGCTTGCATTCAAATTCAAGATCTTCTTCCCAGTTAGGTTTAAGTGAATGCGTTTCTGGATAAAGCCAGTAGAATCCTCTACGAGTTTCATCATAATTGGAATACAGATAATTAAATTCGTTAATAGCACCGTCCGTCCCATAACATGGCCTCAGTCTAAGTGACATTCCAGTGTAAGTCCAACTAACAATGAATTCGTTTTTGCCAGTAGATGTATGAAATCTTATGTACCCTAAGTCGTCGTCAAAACAAAATCTTGTGTCTAGCTGATGTAAATCATCAAAAAGTTTATGAAGTCTTCTATTAGCGCTTTTATAAACTTTCTCAGACTCATTTTTAAGATAACTCATAAAACTTAGCCGCCTTCTTTATGTTCTGTTCTTTAACATATTTCATCATTTCTGCTTCTTTCTTCAGCGCAAGAACAAAGTCAGAATAAATTCCATCGCAGTAGCAGTCAAGTTGATGTTTCCAATCAACAATAAGCAAACTGTCATTGACCCACTCAAATGTCTGAAGGTTCTTTGAATCATGTCTTTCATCAAAGGAAAGAATACTGCCATCATCAAATGCAAACTTCGGATGCGTGTAAGCCTGCGCCCACTTGGAAGACCAAGAAACGACTCCGCTTGAACCGAGAGTCATTCCATTCACGATGTTAGAAAATCTAATATATCCAGATTTCGGAAGAAATGTAAAGCGGGCGTCAATCTCACACAACTGATTGGCAAGTACTTCAAATCTTTTCGTAACACGTTCACGAATTTCTGACAGTTGGTTCAACGTAATTATTTTCGGTTCACTCATACTTCGCTGCTGCCTCTCTAATTTCTCTTTGCTTTGCTAACTTTAAGTTTTCTTTCTCTTGACGAATTGCTTCACAACATACATTATAGACGTGTTGGCAGGAGTTCTTTATCATATCTTTCCAGTCTTCTCTTATTTCTTTTGCAGTAGCCCACTCAAGATCATGAAAGTAACGTTCTGCATTAAAATCATGGATCTTTCCGGTTTTTCTATCATACTCAACCTCTGCATTGATGCGAGCCCACTTGGAAGACCAAGAAATGATAATAGGATGAAAGATAGAATTTTTCTCGCCGTCTTTGAACTTCAGATAGCAAGATGTACGCAAGAAATAGAATCTGTCATCAATCTTTTTCAAAGCTAAGTAAAGACGATGATACTGCTCAGTCGCATATTCTTGCATCTCATATTCTTTCTCAATTGAGTAACCCGGCTTCAAATCTTCTAACCATCCATCACTCATACTTAGCTGCCGCTTCCCTAATTTTATGTTCTTTAAACATCTTGTCTATGCTGAATATGTCTTTTATAAGTTCATCAATAAACATAGGCAGTCTGTCTTCAATGAAGAGAATCCGTTCAGCCTGTGACATTTCTGGCAATTTCTGCCAATCCTCAAACTTTTCTGGAATAATGAAATAGATTTCATCATCACTGCTTTTAATAATTCTAGAACCTGTAAAGTAGTCAAGTTGATAATTGTTGAAGTTCATTATCTTTGCTTTTGGCATATAGCAAGCGACAGGCCAAATGGAAAGTCCAGCACTTGTCCAAGTCATCATTGTTGAACTGCTGCTTCGGCAATAAAGATGACCTGTATAGGGGTACCGTGTTGGAATCTTGCATTCATAGCCAAAGTACTCAGGATACTTTTCCGCAATTCGTTCAGCAAGGGAACATAGCTTTCTATTAATCTTCGCAACACGTTCTATGCTTGCGGGCAATAAACGAGAATTATAGCTCAGATTCATACTTCATATCCCGCTGCACAAGATTTAATGATGTTTGCTTTTAATGCGTTCTTCAATTCTTGAAGTTCTTTATGATGCTGAGCGGCAAGTTTTTCAAGATCTTTCGAAGTATAGATGACGCCGTTCTTCATGATCTTCTTAAATTCTTTTTGTGAAATTAACTTACCGATTCTGTATGAATACTCACCGAAACGTTCAAAAAGGGCGGGCATTGCATAAGTCGTGAAATCAATTTCCATCAGAATCTTATTGTCTTCTGCTCTAGAAAAGATCATGTTAAACTCTTTATGACGGACTTTCTGGCCAACATGCTTCTTAGAAGCAATCTGCATTGGAACATCAAGCTGTGCACGAATGACGAACTTAATGATTGTTCTTATCCAGCAGAGTTTAGTTCCATCTTCAGGATCACAAATATTCTTGCCATCATCAGTCATTGGATAATACGCTTCATGCAAAATTCTCTTGCGGTAGAAGAATCCAGACTTTCTGATTTCTTTTTCTAAACGTAAATCGTCTTTCATTTTATACTTCAAACTGTTCGGCAGCTTTGCCAATCTCGGTGAATTTCTTTCTTTTCTTGTACTGTTGATACCACTGAATTGTTTCGTCAATCACTTTCTTGTAGGTAGCTGATACAAACACGAACCACTTATCAAAATCTTCATCATTTACATTTATGCGGATCAGTTTGGAAGGTGGCTGACTACGAGCTGATATGTTGAACTGATCTCTGGGAGATGTAAGTGCTCTCCAGTTAAGATAATACTTACTAAACTCAAATGTAAGTTCATCAACGAAAGGCCCAGATGTGTCATTGTCCATAAATGTTGGTGTTGTCCAATCATGCTCTTCTGGAACATACTCAAGAGTTCGTCTTCGTTGAAACTTCGGGACGATGTTCTTGAAAAGTCCAGTTCCTTCAGCGTAGGTTTCAACTTCTTCTTTAAGTTTCTTTAGTTGGTCACATCTTGCTTTGAAAACATAAAATGCGTGTTTATTCATATCAAACCTCAAAGTTCTTTGCTGCTGCGACAATCTGATCTTTCTTTTTGTCTTTCCGTCCAGCTTCGTAAATGTTGATGACAGTTGTAAAGACAGTCTCTGCTGCTGCAAGCAGATCTTCACATTCTTTATCAAAGTTTTCTTCTTTAATGTCAATTACTGTCGGTCCGTTGTAGTCAAGAGAAACGTAGTCATCAATAAGATTTTGACTTTCAAGCAGAGCAGTGTCATCTTGAAAAGGATAGAATGTGGTCACAGATCCATAAAAGTCAAGAAGATTTTTCTTGTTCAGTCCAAGAAAACCAACAGTAAGTCGGCTGCCATGTCCAGCAAGCGGAGAGTCAACACGCATCTCAGTTCTCATGCGAGCAATCGGTCGCCAATTATAACCTTCCGCAGGAGCAAAGCAAATAGCAAGATCAATAGAATTGATTGTGTACTTTCCTAGGCTAAAGGCAATTTTAGCAAGCTGGGCATATGTCTCCTCAAGTTTCTTTGCTCGGCGAATAAGTTCTTCGTCCGAATAGTTAGAAACTTCTTTCTTATGCGGATCATAGACATACTTATGGCCGCGACGAAAGAAGGCAGCAACTTGCTGTAATGTTTTGGCAATCATTTGCGCCTCAAATAAACCTGTTTAGATGACTTCTGCGCCTCTTTTAGAAGCGCAGTGATAAAATATATTGGTCAGTTAAAAAGACGATTAGCGGCGTGAAATAAATGTTCGTTCTTTCACATCAAGTACTCGTTCAATTTGCATGAAAAGGAATCCGCTGAACCGGCAAGCAAATTTTACCAATTCTTCAGCAATGAGTTTTGCATTTGCTTCATTTACAGGAATATCTTTCCAAATGATTTCACCAGTTTCATATCCTTGCCAAGAACCCTGTTCATTATGCTTAAGATCCTTCAGGAAAGAGTCATTCTTGATGTAATGTTCAATCACGTCTCTTACTTTTGCAGAAAGTCCATTTTCATGATGAAAACAGATTCTGACGCAACCGTTGACCTGACGAACTTCCCAATGCATCTGAGTAGGTCCAAATACGCCGCTACACCAAGGCGGCAGAACAACCGCATACTGCAAAGTGTCAATCACTGCATTATCGGAGCCGCGGAAAATATGCATGAGCTGAAGAGGCGGAACACGACTAGTGCTAAGTTCCGGATAAAGAGCGTTGATAGTTTCCAAAGTAAGTTGTTTCATTTTTGTTTCCTTCTGTTTGAATTTTACGATTAAAATTTAATAACTTTTAGGCCACTTGTAAACCCACTACGGTTCAAAAACTTTAAGAAAAATCTGTAAAGACGAAAAAAGAGGTGGGCAAAACACCCACCTCTCATTTTTCCCAACCCAAGAGAAGAATTACTAATCAAAAGTAATTTCAACAGGCTGTACTTCCGGTACCTTCGGGACAATGATGGTCAAAAGACCATTTTCACAAGACAAGCCTTTCTTAATTGCTTCTGCACTTGCGTCAAGTTGATGTCCGAGATTTACAGAAAGCTTAAGACTGGTCATTCCCTTAATGCGCTGCATTTCGCCATTCTTTCTAGCCTCTGCGAGCTCTTTCTGTTCGTCAGTAAGTTCACCGGAGGTAACTTCAATGTTAAGAACGTTTCCGTCCTTTGCAGCAACAACGGAAAGCTTGACGTTTTCCTTTGTCTTTCCAGGAATAGCGACTTCAATGTGCTTTGCGCCGTTCTTATCGTAGAAGATATTTGCAGGAATGTTTTCAAAAAGTTCTTTGTTAAGGATCTTTTCATTCTGCTTTACAGCAGCAGCGATGTCCTTAGCAAGCTTGGCTCCTGGAAGACCTTCATTGGAATTTGCTATTCCAAAGACTACATCTGCCATAGCGTCTGCGATAGTTGAAAATCCTACTTGTTCACTCATAATTTCTCAATCCTTTAGAACCAAAATTGTATTCTAACTGCTTCTAAGAACTTTCTTTTTCTGCACTTGCATAAAAAAGAAAAGCGAGATGGCGAAGCAACTACCATCTCGCTCAAGATTATTTATCAAATGACGATCTTCTTGTAACGGTCAGAAAGAAGTACTTCCTTCAAAGCGTCAAGAGCCATCTTTTGGTTAGACATCACCACACCAAGAATGTTTGGGCTGAAGCCAGATACCAACTTCACACCAAGAGCATTCTGTTGGACAGGAACTGCATTTGTTCTGGAGTTGATGTTCCAGAAGACAAGGCCAGGAAGCTGGTAACCCTTAGAGTTCCAGCGCTTCTCAATGGTCTCGAACAAAGTCTTGTTCATTGAACCCTGACATCCGCCGTAACGGTTAGCAGTTGCGTTTGAGCAAGCACAACCGTCAAATTCCATGTCAGAGATGACAAGAATTTCTGGAATGTCTTCCTGCTTTGCGTGGTTCTTAACTGCGACATCAAGAACCAAATCAAAGACTGCTTCAATGTTAGTGTTTGAGCACTCAGCATAGGCGTCTGCGGTCTTCAACTTAGAAGCAAGGTCTGGAAGACCAGTCAAGTCAACCAACTTAGGCTTAGTAGAGAAAGTGATGAACTTATCCTTGTAAGCCTCAGAAGTATGCTCAGAGAAGTATACAGACAAAGCAGTCGCTATGTCAAGTGCAGTTGTGCCTGCCTTAGAATCAACTCTATACTCCATAGAGCCAGAACCATCTCGCACAACGATCATTGGCTTCTGAGAAGCGTCTCTTGCTGGAAGATTCTTCCATGCGCCTTCCAAGTTCGCATCAAACTGATACTGAGCGTCCTTACGGTACTTAGTGACAATTTCATGCGGGAAGACAGCGCCAGCATTTACCTTGACTTCGCCCTTTACAAGCTTAGACAAGAATTCACGACGACGTGCTTCGTCATTCTTCAAGAATGCAGCGTTATAGTTCAAGTTTGCCTTAGAAGGAACCTTCTGATAGTCAATCTTATCCCATTCCTTCGCACACATCTTCACTTCAGTGACATCAATCACCTTACGAAGAGCAGACAAAGTCTTACGGTACTCGCCTGGCTTATAGTCCAACGCTCTGCACAATCTCTGTGCAAGAGCACGAGTCTTTGGAGACGAAGTGTTCACGGAAGGCAACCACTTGCCAAGAAGAGAAACTCCCTTTCCGGCTGCCATGTTGGCAATGTCTGAAGCAAGCTGAGCGCTTACGAACTCAAGCATGATCTTTTCTGCAGGAGTATCAAAAAGTTCCATAAGAATGTCAAAGCGGGAATATTCCGCAATGTACTTGACAAGTTCTGGATGTGCTGGCAAGACATTCTTTACCAAGATCTTGAAAAGACGACGTTCGCCAAGTCCTTCACGGACATCGCCCGCATAGAACATCCACTTGACAGCCAGCTCCGGATTTTCTGTGTACGCCTTCAAGAAGTCACCCAAGATTTCCTTCTCTTCCTTACGGCGGTAAGAAGCGACCTTAAAGTTCATATCCACAAGGGCAGAACCTGAAGTCTCAAAGGCCACAGCGCCATTCTCGGTTAAAGTCTTACGGTTGTCAAGAACTTCCTTGAGCTTATCATAAAATCCCATTTTATACTCCTTCAAGATTCATTTGTTTCTTTGCTGTTTGAATCTTTTGTTATTTGTTTTTGATAGTCAAAATTTAAAAAAGAAATGGGAGTTTGGCAACCCCCATTTTTACTTTTCTTTCTGCGGATTAAGCAGGCAACTAATCAAGGTCATAAGTTGCTGCAAAGATATCCGGCTTGCAGAAGTAGAACTCGCCTTGCACGCCCTTGATGACGTAGTCGCCAATAGTAGCGGCATGCTTTGCTTGTCCTTCCTTGCCGTCTTCAAGAGTTACGACAACAAGTTCGCCGTTTTCAATTCTTACATTGTCGCCTGCAAACTTCTTCACTGCATCAAAGTTGTTGCCTGTCCATCTAATTGCTTCAATAGCGACTGGCTTCTTACGGAATCTTGCCGGTGCATTGTCATCAAGAACTTCATCCTTGACATTTTCGCCAGTAATGTAGTTTGGAAGGCCAGGTTCAAATGCCGGAATGTTAACGATTTCTGTCTTGAACTTGTTCTTCATGTACATATCAACGATCTGATTGTAGTTGGTGTTTCGCTTGCCATCGCGAATAAGTTCATTAACTTCTCGGTAAGTAAATCCAAGTTTCTCTTCATCGCTCAACGGCTGAAGTCCGTCAACTGGAGTCTTCTCAACAAATTCTGCAGGAAGACCGAGTTCCTTTCCAAGATTGATGATTTCTTCAGTAGTAAGCTTGGCGATAGGAGCGAACGATCCGCCGTTATCGCCGAAGAAAGTTGCATATCCTACTGCATCTTCCGAGGCGTTACAGGTATTAGCGACCATAGCGCCGATTGTCTGACCATATGCGAAAAGCAAAGCAAGACGAAGACGGGCAGGAAGATTTGTCTTTGCATCATAGGAGTTGTTAAATCCCGGGATAGCAGCAGCAAATTCGTTATAAGCGCCATTGATGTCAATTTCATCAAATGGAATGTCAAGGTAGTTCACAACACGATATGCGTCTTGAATGTCCTTCTGCGGACCGCACGGCATAAGAAGTCCGAAAACATTTTCTCTTCCAAGTGCCTTAACCAAAAGAGTAGCGACTACTGTGCTATCCTTTCCGCCGGAAATACCGACGATAGCCTTCTTAATGCCCTTGTCCTTAATCCATTGGACGCAGTCGTTAGCGAGTTGAGTGTAATTGATTTCCATTTAGTCAGTCTCCTATTGTTTGAGTTGGAATTTCTGTTTTTAATTTTTTCACTGTTTCTTCAAAATTCTTCAAAGTGAAATGAATGTTCTTTAATGCGCCTTCTTGATAAAGATAGTTCACACCTTTCTTAAAGTTATTTTTCCAGTCTTCCCATTTTGCCTGGGTAATCAGATGCCCATAACTGAATGACTTAGTACAGTTCGGCGAAACTGCAAGAAAGCCAGTTAGCTTGCCTCTTGTATAAAAATTCACGCTGAACATATTCTTAATATTGGATTTTTCAGCGACTGGAACTTCAATATCTTTTGGAACATACTGTTCGCCGATCTTCGCATACTGAATCTTGATGATTACATCTGAAACGACTTGCGATGTCTGAGGAAATGCATAAGCCTCCTCGCTGGCTTCAAGAACTTCAGTACCGGGCTTTTCTTCAATTCTGACAAGGCCAAGTTCTTTTATGAGCTTGAATAAGTCAACTGTAACTTCCTCAAACGAAAGTTTCTTATAGTAACGTAAGAAAATCATTTTCCTATCCTTGATATTGTTGTGCGTCTACATACATGTTCACTAGTTTATGCATGTTATTCATTCTTAAAGTGAAACGTTGAAGTTGCTCAAGCTGTTTAGTCAGCTTTTTAATACGTCTTTTCCAAAGATGCTTATTGTAAGAAATTCGTCTGTCTGGATAGTAAGCACATAGCGGATACTCTATGGAACCTGATGTCTCGTACTTGTTGTCAGCAGGCAAAAAGGTAACCTTCTTCGCAAGTTTAATCTCCCATAAAGAACGAAGGCCGTTTTTCACCTTATTATGAACATAGATTAAGCCGCCAGCATAGAATGTAATATCTTTTATGCCGGGAAAAATGTATTTCAGCTCTTCATTATTCATAGATACATTAGTCAGATTGAACTGATTGACTATGTTCATCACATCCTGAAACATTTCTTCCGCTTCAATCTGTTCGGTAAAGTTGAACATCAAAAATGCTTTGAGTTTTTGAAGAAATTTCATCTTACGCCTTAAAGTTCATCTGTGACTTAAAAATCTGCAGTTGCTTCAATGCCTGCAGCTGTTCATTATATTCATGTAGAAGATTGCCATGCAAGAGCCTTATCTTTTTCTTTGCTTTTTCCCAAGCAGGTCGTGTACATGCAATGTCAGTCGGCAACTTAGATTCGCCAAAGTCAGAATGTTCAATAGAAAGATTCCCAGAAGACTTGTAAAACACATAGCGTTTGGGCAAACTAATCCCAAAAGGCACATCTTCACCAAGGATCTTATGCATGTAGATTGACATGAAGTAGTCGCCATCATCAGAACACTTGATGTTAGGAATGTAAAAGCGAAGCGGCCTATCCGTTAATGTACGAGCTGCAGGTTTCAATCCTAGTTCATCTGCAAAAGCAAGAGCCTCATCATAGAGTTTAATGAGATTGAGTTTTTCAGTTTTTCCAAAAAGAAAGTCAAACATAAAAAGTTCCTTGAAAAAGAAGCGCCCTTAGTGGGCGCCAGTTTAGTTATTCATTTACGACGTCAATCTGCTTCATTCTCATAACGAGATAAGCAGCCTTTTCGTCTTCTTCGGTGAAGCCAGCAGTACATGCTGCATCAACTTCAATCGGAAGATTCGGATACAATGCACGGAAAATAGTTGCTTGGCTATCAACGCAAATGCCAGCGACAAACCCGAAGACGACGATCTTCTTAAACTTGAAGGACTTGAGGTATTCCTTCCAGCCGTCCCAGCCAAACGTGTACTTGTCAATGGCAAAGAAGCGGGCAGGCTTGCCTTCTTCATTCAGCGACTTACAAGCTGCAAGAATGTCCTTCTGAATTTCATATCCTTCAGTCAGCTTGATGCAATGCACTGGAATGCCATGTCCATCTTTAGATCCTTCCAAAGTTTCTTCATAAGGCTTTCCACCCATCGGAGGCCAGTTGCTTTCAACCTGAATCTTATTAAAGTGTGTATCGTGAGTCATGATGAGCTGACCCTTGTGATTTCTGATCTTTTCACAAATTGCTTGGACCTTAGCCTGAGCACGAGGGTTCGGCAAAGCGCCATCAATGAAGTCATTTTGGCAGTCAACGCCAACAAAGAGGGTTTCTTCGTCTTTAATTTCCATTTTCTTTTTTCCTTATCTTGCGGTGAGAACGATATGATTCTTAACACGGTAGTCAATGGCACGCTGCAAGTACTGATGATACTCTTCATTCTTGCCCATAAACTTGCCTGGAGCGTCGGAGATCTTGCAGACTGGAATGCCGTTGACTTCAGTAAGCTTGATGACCTGATTCATCGGCTTGAAGTGACCTGTGTCATTCAAAAGCCAAGTACCAATTCCGAATGCGACATTGATACGGTCCTTAAAGCGTGCGTAGATCTTGGCAGCACGTTCAAAGTCAAGGCTGTCGCTGAAAAGCAATGTCTTCGTCTTCGGGTCAATACCAAGCTTGACGTAGTGGGCGATCATCTTCTCGCCCCACACAATTGGATCTCCCGAGTCATGTCTCAAACCGGCGAAAACTGTTGCGTAAGTATCAACGAAGTCAAGCAAGAAACAGTCAGTCGTGATACAGTCAGTCAAGAATATACCATTCTTAACGCCGTATTCCTTAATCCAGTGCTTCATCAAGTAGTAGTTCGAGTATGCTGGGTTGTGCCAGTCATAACCCTGACCCACAAGTTCGTTTGCTTCATGAGCCATCGTTCCCTTAGGATTCCAACCGAAGAGGAACGAGAAATAAACGTTAGATGTACCCACGAAAAGTTTCTTCAAGATCGGGTAAATCTGCATCCAAGTGAAGAGGGTCTTCAATGCCCATTCCTGAAATTCCTTGCAGAAGCGGCGGCGAGTACCAAACTCGCTAAACTGACCAATTGTGATCTTGCCTTCAACAAGCATTCTCAACTTTTCAAGGAAGCGTTCCTTTGCGTCGGCGATGATCTCTTCTTGCTGTTCCTTTGTGTAATTCATTCTGAACCAAACTTCCGAAACAATCGCCATCGTCGGAACTTCATGATAAGATTCATATTCATTAAAGCCACGGAAGTGAATATCCGGCTGCTGAATCTTTTCGTCGTATGTACAAGTGATGTTATTGCGGTCAACAGTGTACTGACCGAGGAACTTGATGTAGTCTGCCTTCAAGTGGTCAATCTTAGCAAAGTGCTCAAGTTCCCACTGTGTGTAACGAAGACGAGAATAGAGGTCAAGCTGATAGTTAATCTCATCTATCATTTCCCTTGTGAACTTTCGTTCAGGATCTCGGTTCTTGTAAGTCCATTCGCATGTAGCGTCAGGAAACTGGTGGACGAACAACTGACCCATGCTGTACTTATAATAGTCATTGTCCGTCAAATTGGTAATGATTTGCGGAAGGTGATTCATTTTTGTTTTCCTTTTTGTTTACAGACAAAATATAAAAAAATGAGGGTCATTTGTAAACCCTCATTATTGAAAATAAATTCATTTCTTTCTGACTAGCCGTCCCATCTGCCAGACTTGTTTCCCCAGTCATTGATAATGTCAGCATGATGGAATGCAAGGCGAGGCAAGTCGTTGAGGGCAAACCATCTTGCTTCAGCTGCGTCATCTTGTCCATTTGCATCGGCCATCTTATTCTTTGGTACACGTACTGCAAAGGCGACATCAACGATCTTCATTCTTGGGTCAAATGCATGCCCATAGGCCTTAATCTGTTCAAAGTCCTTAGGATCTAGCATAATGCCTGTCTCTTCGCCAAGTTCTCGTGCAGCGCCATAAGAAAGGTCAGCGTCAGTCTTTTCAAAGAATCCACCAGGAAGAGCCCAATAGTTCTTGTAAGGATAGTTCCCACGACGAATAAGAAGAATCTTGTTTCCATTGAAGGCGACAACGTCAGTAGTGACCGAAGGCTCGCCCCAATGATTCTTTTCCTTCATCTCTTCGTATGTCTTCAAGTAGGCTTTCTGATCTTGTTCATAGGTTGGCGGGTTCTGCTTATACAGAGCACGCTTCTTGATTTCTCTGAAGACCTGATGCGTAAGCAAAAACTTGACGTCTTCATCATAATGAAGGTCAGGATCACGAAGAAGCAAGCGTCTTGCTCTTGTAGAAGATGTATCTGGAACTTTAAGATCAACTGTCTTGTACTTTATTTCAGTAGAAATTGGATTTCTCTTCCAATCGTCCTTTCCTTCACGAGAAAAGACAAGGAAACTGAAATTCTGCAAAAGAAGTTCCGAATTTACCCATTCATGACGGAGCAAAGATTCAAATTCGTCATCGCCAACAACGATTATGATGTCTTCGTCCTTCAGTTGAGAGAAATTCTTTCTAAGGAAATAGTGCATTCTTTCATTCTGAATGCAAGTACTTACTGTTCCTCTGACTTCCTTGTTAAGAAGAATATCATGCACAACATCATCGAGAATCTGAAGACGATCCTGGGCAGGAGCGGAATAAATCTTCTCATCATTGTTAGAAATCATTATGTGAAGAGTCTCATCTTCCTTTAATCGCTTAATAAGACTCTTGATGATTGTGATGTGTCCTTTGGTAAGCGGGTCTGCAGCAAGTCCATAAAAGTAGAAATGCATAGTCTCTCCTTAGTTTTGAATTAAATTTAAGATTTCTGTCTTAGACATCTTAGCAAGCTCTTCATCAGACTTTTGGATGTTCATACTGTGTGCATAAGCGATAAGAAAGTCCTTGTCTTTCTGAAGTTCCTGTGAAAACTGCGCCATAAGACGAGTGTACTGTCCAAAATCATTCTTAGAGCGTGCTTCCCATGCTTCAATAAGAATATGAGCATACGGTTTTTCCGGCACAAATAGTTTCTCTAGGTCAGAGTGAACCCAATATCTCTCTAAGTGGGCAGAATACTTTAGTATTTCTTCCGTTTGAGACGGAAATTTCTCAAGAAGTTGGTCAATAAGTGTCATAGGTTGCTTAAATGAAAAGGATTAAGATGGTAAGCACGACTATTGCAGGAATAGAAGGCCAGAAATAGATGTGAAATAGGTCTTTAACAAACAGATACACATTTTCCACAGAAGACTTTAAGTCTGGAGAATCCCAAGTAGGCGGAACTACAAGAGCGTCAGTGTTAAAAGCAGAAATCTGCGACTGAAAGTAAAGAGCTATCTTGATGAAAAACTTGATTATTGTCTGCATGTTTTCTCCTATTTCAAAAATAAAAAAGTTTCGGCTGAATGTCAACCGAAACTCCCGAAAGAAACTGAAATTCTTTCTACTTTACTGTTCTTGTCTTATCTTCTTCGCATGAAAGGATTTCATAATCCGTAGAGAAGTAAGGCAATAGTGTCTGTTTAAGAGCCTCTAGTGCCGCTTTCTCATCTTTTCCATAGCGTTTGAAGGTCATTTTCTCTCTTCGTTGATAAACAATTTGAGCTTGAGTCTTCGGGTCTGTATAAATGATTTCTCGGGTCTCAATCGTTATCTTAAAGCGATGATTTTCTATCTTCGTTTCTTCAGCCATGTCAACTCCTAAATGTTTTCTTTACTTTGAAGGACACAATCTAATCGTCAGAGAGAACGAACCCTCTAGACGAAGACTTATGTTCGTTTCCTTCTTTGTTTTCTTTTCAGGTTCAAACGCCGTGTCAGCAAGCGTCTTCAACACCTTCATAGAACGTGTAGCCATTCAGGACTCCTAAATGCTGTAGTTAGGATTCTTAACCTTAAAGGACACATTGTAGTTGTTACGAAGGCGAAGAACGAATCCTTCTCTCTTGTGAGCAAGATTCTTTCCGAAAACAGTGTTCTTGTCAGATTGTTGAAGCATGATGTCTGCTCCAGAGACTTGAACACCTTTCTCATTCACGCGGCCTTCTGGCAACTTGTAATGTTCATCAAGAACAGGAACGAAAGGAAGATCCCATTGCTTTGCGAAAGCGATAGACTCTTCAAAGTTCAACTTCACCCACTTGAATTTAGAAGTTGGTTTTCCGTTCTTACCGATTTCATACTCTTTACGGTAGAAATCAAAGAAGATTACTTCTGTATCTTCAAGATGGTAGATGTTTCCTTGAATGCCAGGTCCGCAATGTTCACCGCGGCACCACCATTCACCAGGAATATTCTTGATTTTCTCATCAAGGTGAAGACGCTTTACAGTACGCCAGAAGTTCTTGCCAGTTCCGTTCTCACGGAGACGGCGGGTACGAGAACAGACACCGATTCTCTTATCTTCCTTACGGAAGAAGATGCCTTTAGTGTAGTTCTCAGAGAAGATAGAGATGTTTTGTCCTTCCAACTTCTCAGTAGCGACCCACTCTTCATCTTTATGCTCATTGAACATACGGGTGTAGAGCTTTTGGACGTTCTCTTCATCAGATTTTCCTGGGAAAGAAGGATCCCAAGACTCGACGATTCTCTTTCTGTTACGAAGAGCACGGAACCAACCATAACGCATCAACTTGCGAAGGAACCATCCGTCCTTTTGTCCGCTTACGCCTGCCTCTTCATCGTCTTCAACAGGCTCAGTGATGTTGAATTGCTCAGTATAGTCAAGTCCTTCTTTGACTTTCATAATGCCAAGCTCTTCTGGCTTGAAGAGAATACCTTGAGAAACGACGCCAAACTTATTCAACTTCCAGTTAGTGATGCGGAAGTGCTTTTGACGAAGGAACTCAAAGTATGGGTACTTAGACTTTGCTTGAATTGCAGCAAGTACTTCTTTAATTTCTGCTTCAGAAGCTACCTTGTCTTTGAAGAAAGTGCCGTTAAAGACTGAATCATACTTTTCTTTGTCTTCTGGACTTAAACCATCTGGCAAGATAGATCCCACTTCAACATAAAGTGCAAGATCGCCTGGCTTGTACTCGCCTTTCTTAACGACAACTGTGTAGTCCATCACAGTTGCAAGTTCAATTTTATCTGCATTAGGAATTTCTCTGATTTCATTAACTTTCGCAATGTATGCAAGTTTCTTTCCGTACATAAGTTTTCCTTTTGTTTTTAAACAAGTTGTCCAATCTTACGCCACTGAGGAATTTCCTGGTGCATCAAGATCGGCATTATGTCCGCATAAATATTCCACTTGTGCGGTTCTTCATCTTCTAAGTTTTCTACGTCATAAGATTTAAGAAAATCACCTTGCTGATTGTAGATATTCACACAAGCAACGATGCTTTTCTCGTCTTTCAGTTCAGTCACTGCTTCTTTAATGAAAGTTTCATAATCTTCTTCATTATAGAGAGAGCCTTCAAGCGGCGTAAATGCAGAAAGACCTGCATCTCGTCTGCCTTGAACTGATTTTCCATCCTTCGTGACGTACTTGATATACTTCAACATCATTTTCCAAATCTCCTTTTTAGATTATCTATTCTGATGTCAGAAAGTATTCCTTTTTCCCGCTTAATTAAAGTAAAAACAATAGCGGGCACAAGAAGTGTGAACGCTGTCTTTACAAACTTTTTCATTTTACAACACAAATCCTCGCTGAGCCTTAAGAATTTCTTCTCTCTTCGTCAACTTGCGGATTTTCTGAAGGATCATATCCTCATAAGTGTTGCGTGCTTCACGGCCTTTAGTGCTGTTAATACCACATGCTGTGATGATGTCTTTGTACTGCTTACCTTCTGTCTTAATTTGCTTAAGAACTTCAGAAAGTTCCTTATGTTGAGTTCTCATAACCTCAACTTCAGCAGGAAAAGACTCAAGCCATTCTTTAAGTTCATCTTCAGTAGTCAATTTCTTATAGATAGAACCTTTCGTGGTAAACAAGTCTTGGTCATATCTGCCGAAAAGATTTCCTGAAACACCATGCAAGGCGATTGGCAACTTAAGATGGGTGCTTGATGCTTTTACGACGCCTTCTTTCTTAAAGACTACATCAAGATCATCAAAGTTTACTACACCGACAAACGCATTGCCATTTCTGTCTGCGCCGACCTGAAGAATAGTCGGAACAATTCCTGTTCCAGTAGTAGCAAATTTCTTCGGAATTTTAAGATCTGTTACAGTAATTATTCCTGTAGATGCATTGAACTTAACGCCGCATTTTTCACAGGTTTCGCTGATTAGTTGCAGTGCAGTGAGAGTTTTCATATAAATCCCCAAGTTTGAAGTTTTTTATCTTATTCTCAGACGTTAAAGAAAAAATAGTGCCCAAATTTATGCAAAATGGGCACTTTTATTACACATATTTTAAGTTTTTGCCGATTAAAGACCGATTTTTTCCAAATCTCCAGCGGTTTCAGTAAGAGCTTTCCTGTAGCCCATGTTGAACGCTTCTTCCTGCCAGTACTTGACGAAAGCATCAATGACAACTTGGATCTTCTTTTCGTCGCCGCTGTCAATAGCTGCCTTTACTGCCTTGTCAGCAGGCTGCGGATTTGGGTTCTTAAATGCAGATGCACCTTCAAGACGCTTTGCAGTACGAGCCTTGATCTTACGGAGAGCACCGGCAACGATTTCGTCAGAATTTAACGAATCAAAAGTAGCGGAAGATTCAAAATTTCCCATTTTCTATACCTCTTTAAACAATATTGTTAAGTTGTGTAGCTAATTTACTACGGTTTCAAATATAATAATTTATAATGAAAGAAAACACAACCTAACTAAAATTTTTTCCGGCATTTTTGATTTCTTCTTTCTTTGACAACTTAATAAACAGTTGAACAAGCGCCGCTGCATATTCATTGTTGTTTGCAGTAAGCGGCGGATAGAAGAATGATGCAAGAACTTCTGCAAAAAGATCAAAATCAGATTCTTTCTGAAGATCATAAACTCTTTTGCTGGAAAGCAAGTCATTGTACTTGACGTTGTCCCAGTACTTTGCTCTAAGATCTCCTTCAAGAAAATTTTCAACACTTTTTCTCGCACGAATGATCTGAAAGTAGTCAAACTTTCCAGTAAGTTTCAGCCTTTTGTCCTTTCCGACTATTGATGAAAGAAACTTTATTCCTTGAGTGTTAAGATCTGCTTTCTGAACACTAATGTTCAATTTCAAAGTGACGATCTTGCTTAGGGCTTGCGTATCTTTAAAGATCTCAAATTCAAGACCAGTAAAGCCAGGAGCTGCATTTGCAGCAACTTTCGCATTGACTCTGACGCAAAGCTCTTCAACTTTTTTACGAAGAGCTCCAAAGCGAAGAACGATTGAAGAGATCTTCTTTTCAGTCTCATCAATCCTCTCATTATGAAAAACTGCTTTTTCCATTACAGTTCCCACATGCTGTCATCTGGCTTATTCATCGCAAGAAGAGCTTGCTGAACGATATGTTCCCGTGCTGCATTGTGAAGTTCATTCATTAAGATCAAGATTTCCGGCTCTTCAAGATTTATCATCATTTCGTCCGGAAGATAATCAAGAATTTCCTTTACATGCTTTACAGAAACAGCACCACCAAGCGTAAACGGACGATCGGCAGTCGGCTTATGAGCTCTTGCTTGAGCCTGCATCACAAGACGCTTACGGATTGCTTCAATTTCTTTCTTATGTTCTTCATCTTCCTTCTGAATCTTTTCAATCATTTCTTGCGGAAGACCCATACGGCTGCCAAGAAGACGCAGCATTTCAATTCTATCCTTGTCCATCGTTTTCTCCAAAGCAGACAACATAGTCGTCATCAGGAAGCAGAGAGATTCCTCCCCAAGTTCCATGAATGGCGCCAGTGCTGTCAATGAAAGTTACTTTTCCAGTTTTGCCAATAAGCTCTTTTTCGCTTCTGTACTGACTTCCGGAAAATCCAAGAATCATTACTATATCGCCAACCTTAGCTCTGGCATCTTTTTCAGTCGTTTCAATAGACATTAATCTTCGCCAAATCCCATCGCTTCAAGCGTATCATTCAGTCCGATGAATGCATTCCAGAAGTCCGGAGAATTTTGTAATTCAATGCCGGAATCTTCTGCATTTTTAATAGCGCTGCCAAGTTCTTTGGCTTTTGCTTCAGCTTTTCTTAAATCTTTGTTATTAAGTTTCTTAGCCATGTTGTTTCTCCTTAGCAGTCTCTGCCGTTTTCGTAAACGTACTTCAAGATCGGGAAGCGAAGCGAGTAAGTTCCGTTTTGGTTAAGCGTTTCTTCAAAGTATTTACAGCAGATTGTCTTGCCGACGATGAGGGACGGATTTTCAGCCCAAGCAATACGCTGTTCTTTTGTCAATCCTGTTCCGACATGAACTTCATTTCCCTTGTGTTCAATGATAAGAGCACGAACACCTGTGTATTTCACATTTCCACGGCCAGGTTCAACAGTTGTCATTGTGCCGATGTCAACATCCTTGACGATATATTCGGCGTCATCAAATTTCTTGACCTTCAAGAGATTCTTAGAACGTCCAGTTTCAAACGGAATATCCTTACGGAGCATGAAGCCTTCCCAGTTTCCGGCTTCAACATACATGGACCATCTGTCAAAGTCGTCCTGACAAGTAATGCGTTCTTGTTTCAAAAGGCGGATTTCTTTGAACTGACAGCCTTCAATCATCTTCTGCATTGCTTCATAACGAAGTGAGAAGATCGGCGAAACTTTCTTACCTTCAAACTCTTCAAGAGTACAGAAGTCAAACATCTGATAGCAAGGATCTTCAATGGTCCAGTCTTTCTTCTTGATTTCCTTCATAATTGCTTGGAAGTCTTCATCGCCATTTTCATCAACTTTACAGAGTTCGCCGTCAGTGACATAATCTCCATCACCAAGATTACGAAGATACCAAGCAAGCGCCGGCTTTACTTTGTCAAGAGTTGTAAATTCTTTGTTCTGACGAGAAAGGAAAGTGATTTCCACTTGTCCAAGTTCCTTGTGACACATACCCACACAGCGAGTACCGTCGCATTTACGAGATGCGAAGAAAGTACCGTCAATCGGGTTCACGCCCTTGACTTTATCAAGATTGTATGCAAGAGTGACTTCAAATTTCTTTGGCGCTGCCTTACCAAGCAACTTGTTGAAAGAGTCAGCAGAAAGGCCGATCTTCAAGTTGCGGTCAACAATAGACGCAAGGACTTCTTGGTCTTCCGGAATGAATTCCTGAATAGTAGAAGAAAGCAATTCAATAGCTGCATTGCCAGTGACTTTTCGTTCAGCAAGAAGTCCAAGAACTTTATGGAATGCATCATAGTCATTCTCGATAGTCTTTTCACCCGGGAAAGGCGGAAGATCAAATTTCTTGACGAAATATTTCTGAGCCCCGTAAGTGTCCGCAAAGATTTGCTTTACAAGCGGAGTGATATTTTCCTTCATGATTGCGGTCTTTTCAGAAGCGCCAGAAGTGGATTTGATTTGTGCGAAGAGTTCGTGAATGAGCATGTGTTTTACTTCCTTTTTGAATTACGATATAAATTTAACAACTTTTAAGGTAGTTGGCAATTGGTCAATCGGCAACTTCTTAACTTTCTTTCTGAGGTTCAGCAGAATATTTTTCCGCAGCAAGACGAATATTGATTTCTTTAGCGTAGTTAAGTGCTTTCTGTCTTACGCTTTCTGCTTCCTCAGAATGTTCTTCTGTGAAAGTTATAGCATAAATCTCCGCCCAAGGAACTAATGTAGGCCCATCTAACCAAACTCGAAATTCAGAGCCGCCCTTAGGATAAAAGTAACATTCATCACTAGGTTTAGACGCTTGAAGAAGAAGACCAATAGAAAGAACATCAAGAACTTTTACTATGCTGTAGCTCTTGTCATTCAGCCTAATAGTTTTGCCAAGATAGTAACTCTGCAGACGCTTTAAAGATTCTTCATCAACATTCATAATGATCCGCCGAATTTTCAATTTTTGTTTTCTTTAAGATATTGTCTTCAACAAGAAGAGCATGCTTGCTTTCATCAGTTTTGCCAACAAGACGAAATCCTGTGCAAGTATGCCAATCAAGAAAGACTGCATGTACTTCTGCAGCGTCATCGTATCCGGCGGCGCTTTTTATGACTCCGTCGGCAAGCAACGGATGATTTTTCGGAAGCGGCTCTTTTTGAAAAGATGCAGCTCGCCCGCTCATTTCATGATTCGGCTCAATGACAATTCCTGCTGGATTGATGTCAATCACTTTTCCAAAAAGTAATGTAGAAAAAGAAGAAGAAAAAACCAAAACTGTCTTGCCGAGATAAATCTTCTTCATATTTGCATAAGGATCAAACATATTTAAATCTCACTGAAATCAAACATTCTTTCAATGTTAAGCTTGACAATCTTCAGACCCGGGCGGGCACAGTGTAAGTACTCAGACTGAGCTTTCTTTGCAGACTTGAAGATGCGAACATCGCCGTGGGTGCCATGCAAAGACTTTCTCCAAAAGGTCTTTGTGTTTGTATCATAGAAAGCGTAAAGTTCTTCCTGCTGCGGTTCTTCTTTTTCAATTTCAGTTGCCATCTTAAGCCTCCATAATTGCTTTGACGATAAGTGTTTCAAAATCAGTTAGTTGTCTGTTTTCTTTCCAAAGAGTGTGCAGAACTTTCACTGAAGGACTTGCTTCAAGCCAGCGATGAAATTCAGGCATGTTGTCCCATCTGCCTTCAAAGGGTTCTTGCACATACGGCGTGTAAGTAATGTTATGATCTTTCACATGCATTACTTTGCGGCAGTAAATTTGGCAAGCAAGATCGAGACGCTGTCTTGCTTCGTCAAGACCAACAGTAAGTTCAAGCGAAAAACCATTAGCCACTAAATGTTTAGTTCTTACACGCATGTTTTACTCCTTTAAGCGATGAATGCTTTTAAGTGTTCAATTACGACGTTCAGTGGGATAGGTGACTTACTAATTTCGTTTGTGATTTTCTCAAGGCTTTTGACGACGTATTTCTGATATTCGTCTTCGTCACAGTAAAGATCGCCGATGCAGCCTTCCCACTCAATTGCGTTGCAAGTTCCTTGACCTACATCGCGGTTGAAAACGACAGGACGGCACATATCCTCTGCTTTGCCAAATTCTTCTTCATCAATTTCAACGTCAGCGACATCAAAGGAAGTTACTTTGCCTTTATGTTCACCGAAAGGCCCAAGGCCATAAGCGTAAAGACAGACGCCTTCATCAAAAAGAGAACGAGCAAGGTCATACTCTTCGTGTTTGAAAAAATGCTTAGACATTTATCCACTCCTTTGCAGCGGCGATAATCTGCTGCTTGTTTTTATAGTTTCTGCTTACTGCATTGATCTTGGCTTTATCGCCCCAAACATATTCGGTTCCGACTTTCTTCATGACGCCAGTTTCAATCCAGTTGCGGACAAGTTGTCCGGCGTATTTTTGAAGGCGATTCTTCAGGACAGCGTCTTGCTTGTCGCTGATCTTTCCCGTCTTCTTATAAAATTTGTAAATGGAAGTCAAGAGCGGAGCGTCAGAAGGCGTAAACCCGACAGAATTATGAAGATGTGTTGATTCGTTCGCAAATTCTGCGTCTGACTGCTTACTGCAAAGGCGTGCAAGTGCTTCAAGACGGCGTTCTTTACTTTTTAACAACTGCGCAGTCACATTTTCTGAAAGTTGTTTCATGCTTGTCATCTTCATAGTTCAATTCCTCTTTAATCAGTGATTCTTCCAGACAAGATTTTTCTTTTTCAAATCGTCAAGATCAACTTCGTAAATTTCAACTTCTTTCTTAGAAGAGTTGAACTTAGCAACGGGATAGTAAGTGAAAGGTTTTGACCACTTGCCGTCAACTTTTACAAACCAATACTTATTCATTTTCAATCTCCCAGGACAATTCACCAGGGGCAGCAGAAAATTTGAACACCTTTCCGTAAATGTCAGTGACCTTCAAAATCGTTTGGTCGCCGCACATTTCAAATTCAGCATTTCCAACTTCAAGCGTCAAGTCACCGCAAAGCTTATTTATCCCACTTTCCACCAAAAGACCCCTATCATCAACAAAGTGAAAAGTGATTTTCTTGCGACGCCAAGTTTGCTGGACTTCGCAAGTCAAAGTATCAACTAAAAACTGATGAAAGTTATTTTTGATATTCATTTTTAGCCCTCAAAAATTTGGTCGCCGCAATCCCATTCAAATTTGAGTCGCAGACGGATATTTTCTTTGTGATTTTTCAATTTGAACGGAATTGCGAAAGAAATTGCTTCACCGTCCCAATCAATTTCTTCATCATACTTTGCAGAAGTAATTCTTTCGTCATTGATGATGCATTCATCGTGGGTCTTAATCGCTTCAATCAACTTTTCAGCAATATGGTCAGGAATTTCTTGTAAAAAACGCATTAGTCGTCAATCTCCTCTTTCTGCGTGGGTTGAACGGTTCCGAGCTTAATCAAAATTTCGTGAACTTCATCTTTGAGAGCGACTGCATTGTCCAAGCGGGCAAGCATGTCAACTCGCGTGCGGTTGTATCCGTCATTTGGCACTTCCCGCAAATAGTAGGCCAAAGCGTCTTGCAAAAGTCCGATTTCAATTCCAGTAAATTCCATTTCAAATCCTTGTTGAATTGTTTCCGTGGCCATTGATTTGTTTACGTAGTAAATATAACAATTTCTACAGCAACCGTCAATAGAAAATCATAAAAAATATGCAAATGTGTAATATTTCTTTAGATTCTTACAGACGGTCAATTATACAGAAAAGCTAGATTCGTAAGAATCTCGCAGGTTTTTATGAAAATTGTGTAATAAAAGTGCCCAAATTGAGGCAAAAAACGTCTATATTACCAGCCGTAATGCGGATCAAGAGATTTATTTGAGTCAGATTTTTTGTATCTTGGGTCCATCATGCTGACATTCTCGGAATTTTCAATATCTTTAAATTCATCATTCAGCATAAGCGGATCTTTCGTATTGAACTGAGCCTTCAGACTTTCAGGAGCAACATCATAGATAGGATCTTCCTTATTTGTCAAAGTAGGATCTTCTGATCTTATTGAATACTTAGCATCTTTATAGACCCTAAGAGTCAAAGTATAGACTTGTGAAGAAAGACCAAAAGCATTTGTGTAGTACTTGACATCAACGATTTCATAAAATGTTCTGTTTGGTTCAAGATACACAACATCGCCAATTCTTGGCTCGATCTCTTCATTGATCTTTGGTGTATTTCTGTCTTCACCGCCATAAGTAGACCAGTACTTGAAAGCAAGTCGTCCAACTTGCACAGTAAGAATGTCTTCGCCCCAGATACCTTGAAGCTGGTAAGTCAAAACATTCGGTGGAATCTGTTCAGTGTACCCATTGAAATAGAAAGCACGCAAAATCTGCTGAAGTGGATCTTCGCCGTAAAGCGGATCTCTTTTTGTATCAAGCGACACGACGTAGTAAGTGAACTTAAGTCCATACTTACCGAACGCTTCAGTTGTGTAGCCTTCAGCATGTTCAGTTTCTTCTTTTGAAACAGTGTTGTTTGCTGGACCTGGGTCACAAGCAAAAGCATCTTTCATTGTACTGCAAAGCCAAGGATAATCTTCTCTTGCCATTATTTCGCCTCAAGAAATCCGTTTTCGTTCCACTTAACTTTCAAAGTATTGTCATTTGAAAGGATTGGATTTTCAAACTGATAATACTCCATAGGTATCATATCTTCATATTTCATTTCATCTGTCTTGTATGAAAGTATGTACCCAATCGCACCACCTGCAAGAATATCTCGCTGCCTTCCATTTACTTCGCCATAAATCTTATCACGTTCTTTTCGTTTTTCGTCATCATCGTGAAAATTGACATCAGATGCAGTCTGAAGAATTCGTCCTTCTACAAGTTCATCTTGCGGTATGTTCAACTGAAGGTAGTTAGATTCGCTATACCCATCAGTCACTAAGTTATATTCAGCAACGAAAGCATTCTTTTGTCTTTCAGAAGTATTTGACTTGTTATAACCAAAAGCCTTCGTCACTGGACAAGCAGATGTATAATGAGGATCATCATACTTGAAAAGATAGTCAGAAGCAGGTATGTGGCAAATTTCTTGATAAGTACGGTCTGAATTTTCAAAAGTAAGTTCATTAATGCTTTCGCTGTTTACTGAATTTAAGTAAGTACTTGCAAGCTGGACTGGACAACCCGAAGAAGACATGAATGATCCATAGCGAAGGTTAGGATCATTCATGTCTATTGTAGTGGGAATTTCATGCAGCACCCAAGACAGAACGATGTTGTTCTTGCTGAAACCTTCCTTTATCTGTCCAGTGCCTAATGCTAGACGATAGGCATTGAAGATAAACTTCTTAGGCTCGTCTTTATATGACGCCATTACTTAACCTCCAAAAGCATACCAGCCTGAGTTGAACTTTCGTCGTTTAGATGTACAGCAGGCATCTTGACGTTGTAAGTAAGGTTGTCAAGATCCGCATTGTCTGTATTATCTATAAACATTACGTTTCTTCCAGAAGAGTCAGTAACAAGAATGCCACCAAACTGATGATCGTCATCAGCTGCGACGTACTTACCAGCTGAAGGCATTACTGCTGAAACCGCGGAAGTCTGCCAAGTACCGTTTTCGTTGATCTTTCTTCTGAGGTAAGAAGGTGCGATTGAGTTGCCAAGGTGAAGATAGTTATGTTCATAATCAAATCCATCACCAGGATAAGCAAGATCATCGGAGAATGTATAGCCGTAGACGAGCTTATCGTTCACCGATCCTTCCTTATTAAGTTCAGTGGTCTTGATTGCGGAGTTGAACTGAACGTAATGCTTAAAAGTCCAGTCAGGAACGAAAGTGTCCTTTGCATTGTATGAATAACTGAAGTAGATGTCAGTTGAAACATCTTTGTTCTGGAACACTTCCTTTTCAGCAATCATATCATTAGTAAAGTCAGCAGCAGAAGTAAAGCCAAGATTAGAAGAAGAATAATCTTCCAAATCACGGTAGAAAAGTTTAGACGGTTTTCTGTCGTCAAGCATTTCTTGATGGCTACCAAAGTCAGGAACGTTTGAAGCAGAAGTCATTTCAATCGCCTTGGTTGTCTTAGCAAGATTTACGCCAACTGAAGGCAAGTACGAAGTGTTAGAGCCATACACACTTTGTACTGACTTGATGACAGAATCCTTATTGATGAAGATTTCATGTGAAAGTGGAGCAAACTCCGCAAACTTTTCAGAGTCGCTATTTACATTCTGAAGGCCAATGATATCATCAATAACACCAGTTGTGTAAGCCTTCAAATCAGCTGCATCCACCCACTTAATTCCGCCATTCGTCTTCAATGAATCTGCGTAAGATGCATAACCACCAACAGAATTTACTCCATAGAAAGAAGTAGATGCTTGGTTAGTCGGGGCAAATGTATCTTGCATGCTCGTATGGTTCCAAATCTTGAAATGCATTCTGTTACAAGTATCAAGTGTCCAAGTCTGATGTCCAAGAGCATTAAGCCAAGGCCAGATTAATTTCTGCAAGTTGACGTTTTCATTGAACTCTTGTGAAATGAAGCCGACTGGATTAAGTTTAGAAACATTACTTACTGCATTTACTCCTTGAAGATTTAAAAGTTTTCCAAAATTAGAATTTTGTTGTCCAAGATGAGTAGTCTGCATCTCAATAAGGCCAGCGAGTGAACCAAAGGCACAATGCATATCCTTGTTGTCTGAGTCAGTCAAGATTTCATACTTAGCATTTACATCTTTAATTGAAGTCTTTGCAGTATCTGGAATGATTCTACCAAACACGCCGCCTGCGTTAAAGATCGGGTGAAGTCTAAATGTCAACACGTCATCAGTTGGAAGACCATCAGGAACTGTCTTATTAGTGTACCATTCAGTCAAGAAGTCAAGAACAGGCTGGGGATTTTCAATGACCTGAATATCTGCCAAGTAATCAGGATTATTTCTGAATGATGGATAAAGGTCAGGATAGTCTCTTGAGAACTGAACTTCACCCGGTTCAGAATCAGAAACTCGATAAACATAAATACCGTTCTCTTGAAGAGCAGCAAGATATTCTGCAAATGCGTCAGTCTTAGCTTCATTGCTCCATTCATCACCAACTGGGAATGTGTCATCATTCAAAGAATCAGCAACGCCTGCAGGATAAACTCTGTACTTATCTGCATTTATTGCTGGATCTTTAGACGCTTCAGTTAGAAGCTCGGTCTTTGCTCCAGGAATAATAGGCGTCATCTTGTATCTTACATGATAGTTGTTAAGAAGCATTTCCTGATTATACTTTTCAGTAAGCTCAACGATGTTGCCTGCGGTATTTCCAACAGTAATGTCAGGAATTTTTGGTTCTTCTCTAAACCATTCAAAATCATCAGTAATTTCGCAAGAGACGTTTTCAATCTTGCCTCGTTCTTGCTTACCAGCAACACCGCCGATAAAACCAACGAAGTTACCAAGATTCTTTCTTTTTCCCTTTACTGAAACATTCTGAATAGTTCCAAAGTTAGCACCAACCACTGGCGAGATGTTATAAGCAACTCGTCCCATGTTAGGCATTCTTAAAGGCACGCCCATGATTTCACGAGGAAGCATCAATGAACCCATATCTTGTTTGTAGCAAGATTCAGGCGAAGTGTCATACTTTTCAGCATGATCTGTCATGTTAGGACTGATTTCAGTCTCAGCCTTTATAGTTGTCTTTTCAATATTCCAGTTATAATGAATTTCGTCAGCAGTATTTTTCGGATCATATTTGCCATTGCTTAGAGTTGTCTGTGCATCGCCCATCTTCTGCAGCCAAAGTCTGTGTCTTACGCTTTGTGCAGTCCAGTTGCCGTTCTTATCAAGTCCGTAGTAACGAGGGTCATGAACATATCTTAATGCAATGCTATGCATGACTGCATTTACAGCGTCTTGAACTGAATCATACGTTTGTGCAAGCGAAGACCAGTTAGCAAGAACTGCTTTTTCAACATCGCCAAGTTTAGTTCCGTATTCATCGCCGATGATTGACTTCTCTAGCTCGCTGCCGTTGCTATTAGCGTGTAAGAAAGGTCTATAGAACATTGACTTAGTGTCAATAAGATTGAACGAAATAGTTCCTTTCGCTTCAGACATATCCAATGAGCTTGGCGTCCATCCAGTTGAAGAGCCGACTATAGAGGTGACGATTCCTCGTGAAGCACCATCTGATGTCCAGTACTTTATCTCCTTATAATCAGTAACAGCAGTACCTGAACTTGCTTTACCTAATTCAGTTCTTGCATTAAAATACATTCCGAAAAGATTCTGTGTCTTAAGATCTGTAACAACATAGCCATAGGCACTGCTAATAATGTCAGTTCTATCAGTGTGCATTAGAGTAGTCACATCATCAACCTTCGTGTCAATGACAGTTTCTGTACAAAGTGCAAGATTTTCAATAACTGCTCTCTTAAGCACAATATCTGGCAAAGTAGTTCCGTCTACAACAGTGACGTATTGGTCAATGTTATTTAGAATGGTACGCAATGGAACAGTGCCATTCATTACTCTTGCATGATTTGGCATAAGAATGTACTTCTTCTTATTTATCCAGTAATTAAAGTATGATGCGTCAATGCTAAGAAGCAACTCCTTCAAAGCACTTTCATTCCACTTTAATGAATATTCCGCTCCGTTATAGACTGCAGTGAATGTGGCGTAAATGTCAGCGCTCAATAGAAGGTCAAAACCTGTAAAGATCTTTGCCACGCCGTCACTGTCAGAACCCTGTACCAAATCAAGTTGAAGCGATGAAACATCAAACTGCGCAGTCTTAATTGGCTGCCCATCAAGAGTATAGATCTTCACATCAGTTTCATCAGTTGAATAAGTAGTGTCTGATACACCAAAGTACTGATAAGAAGTATCTGTTATAGCCGAATCTGTGTATTTCTGATACTGTCCATTGAAATGTACAAATCCAGTTGAAAGATAGATATGAACACCAGTGCCGTAGCCCAACGCATCATTTGCGTTGAGGTCAATCACTGAACCACTTTCCTTCACATAACCATCATCAAATGAATTGACTAACTCTTTCGTCTCGATAGTAGTCATTTCATCTGAATCATTCGTTTCAATGCCAGCAGCAGCAAAATCGCAATACTTTACATTTTCAGTTCCTTTGTCAATAACGAACCAAGGAAGTTTTTCTGTTTCAATATGTCCAGCGTTGAAGTAAACATGCCCAATGTAGTCATTCACTTCGTAAGCAGTACCGTGAATTTCTGCTACATACTGTTTGCTATTTGAGTTCATGCCAAGCATAAACACTGCGTTTCTTGCAAGAGGGTCATGTGAAACTTTTAAGTTAGTGATATTCTTATTAAGTACATCAACTAATTCTGCATCGCCATGCTGAAGTTTATCATCAAGCAAATTTTCACCGCTTGCTGCATACTTATTAAAGAATGCAAAACCAAACATGTTCTCTTGGCTGAAAATGATAGAGTTCTGTTCTATGCCAGCTGCATAATCAGATTTTTGTTTTGGACTATACTCACGGCAGCAGATTTTTCCACGGTTTTCATAGCCGCTTCCCATTTCAGCATAGATGCCTTCCGCAAAATATCCAACGTACGGACAGATGTTACCCGGCGAGTTCACGCACCAAGAATTAAGGAAGAAGAAGTTTTCTCCGTTATCATACTTAGGACGGATAGTGCTAAAGTCAGCATAGTCATCTGACTTGTTCGTTACAGAATAAACCTGCGGAACGAAACCTGAGAAGGTGAACTTGTTAAGATCGGAAGCGTCAATGTTCTCGACAGTACCATAGTTACGTCCAACAAGAATGCCTGCGTTAATGTCACGGCCGTCATTCTTAATATGATTAAGATTTATGGTTTTCTTACAAACAAGTGTAGGATCGTCACTGCCCTTAATTCTGAAATTTCTGACAACGCCTTTTTCGCCAAGAATGCCTACAAGACCATTATCGTCATTATCACAAATGATAGTGCCATTGATTGTGTGGCCGTTTCCGTCAAGAACGCCTTGGAACGGCATAGCCTCGCTTGCGCCAACTTGATTCTGAATAACTCCTTCAATGCTATCACCAAGAACACCGTTCACACAGTTGTTTTCTGTATTGACGTGATTTGCGAACCAACGGATTTCTTCTTTTGATCTTAAGTAGTAGAAACCACCATCTTCAAGATAATCTTGGATGTGATTGTTTGCTGAAACATCTTTGAAGTATTCCGTTTCCTTAAACTTACTCCAGTTGTCAGTCTTAAGTACATTTCCATTTTCATCAGAAGCGCCAGAAGTAATGAACATAGGAACTTGTTCACCGCTAGTCTGTGCTGGCTTGAACCAAGTGAGATCTCTGCGCATGCCTTGAAACAACGAATCATCCCAGGCAGATGAGTTGACCATCTTGAAATCGTTGATGTCTCTCAACTGCTCAAGCTTATACTCGCTTGATTCTGCAAATTCCTTTTTGAATTTTCTGTTAACTGGAATAAAGTTCCAAGTATCTGCACTTGGAACCTCTCCATTAATGAAACGTTGCTTAAATGGATTGAAAACAACAGATGCCATTTAATTATTCCCACCTTTCTACGAAGTCGCCTCCAAGAATGAGTCCAGTTTCAGTGTACTGTCTTGGAACCGTCAACGAAATGCTTAATTCTTCTTCAACTTTTATAGTATTTATCTCGTCAGCGTCATACAGTGTGGCATCGTCATCAGTAACAACTTCGCCTGCTTCTTCTTCAGTGACTTTAAAGAATCGTTTCCAGTCATCTTTAATTGTCTTTTCAGACCCATCACCGAAATAAGCAAGGCAAACTGCATTAATGAACGGAATATTGTCGTTTTGAATGATTTCGTCAGTTGATGAAGCGCCTGGAACAGTAAGAATGTAAAGTACTTCCAATTCACCTGACGCCAAACGCATTATGTTCGGCATACCAACTGAATAAAGATATCGGTCTGATGAATAATCATCTTGATTTTTCTTGTTGATTCTTATTGTCTGGAAACTCTTCTCGTCATAGTTCGAAAAGTGAGTATCTTTAGTAAGCTTGAGTGATGAATAAGTATAGACTGATGAAGTTTCAACGATAGCACTTGAAATCTTGGTGCCTTTTGTGAATCTTGAAAGATCATAGAAATACTTCGTCTGTGCTTTTTCTTCATCACTCATTATTTCACCGAATCGGTCCCAACCGTTCACGCCGTTCCAAACAAATAGTTCAGTAGTCACTGGTGAAGTCTTCTTAAATGTACACCAGTTAGCCAAAGTATTAAGCCAGAACCAAGTTGGACGTGCTTCAGTTTCTGCAGATTCATAAGCGTCAGCACGAATGTAAGCGTTATCGCCAGTCGGCAAATTCATTGTAGAACTTCCAAGACTGTAATATTCAGCGGGAGTTCTCCAAACTCGTGTCGAGTCGTTTAGTGCATTGTCTAACGCCTTATCTGCATCAACAACTTCAGCAGGTTCAGTGTATTCTTCGCCAAAGCCAAGAACAAACAAGTTCTCTGAAGATACTTTGCTAACCTGCACATTGTAATGATATGCAACAGTAACTCCTCCTTGCATATCAATGAGCGTAATCTTATCGTAGTCTACTTTTTCATACTGAACTGCAACGATTGTGTAATGAATTGCGATAGGTTGGTCATCAGGAAGAACGGTAGTCGCTAATCTTGCAAGAGGCTGCATGTTGTATGTAGCAGTTTTCAATTCTCTCTGCGGAAGTAAACGAATAAAGCCACTATCGCCGACGAACAAAACCGGGTTCGTAACTTCATACTGATTAGAACGATACATCTTAAGAGCATTGCCGTTAAATCCGAAATGCCCATCACTGTAAGTGAGGTTGTTTAACGAATGTCTAGTTCTAAAATCAGATGTTCCAAAGAAAGGATTGCTCTGTAAATCAATGAATGAAAGACCATCGGTTTCTTGCTGAAACTTTTGGCTGAACCAGTCATCATCAGAAAGATAAAGGCAGCTCATTGCATTAAGACCACGGGTAGCGCAGTACTCTTTATTCTCTAAAATGAATTTAAAGAACTTATAGACGTTCTGAATCTGTTCAACAGTCAGTCCGTCTCCAAAAATTGGAAGGCCGTCATTCGTAAAAAGAAAATAATCTTGTGAAGATTCTGGTGACTCAACAAATTCGCACATGCCGTCTTGATGAGTCGGCATGATCTTGACTGTCGTTAGACGATAATCATTCTGATTGTCAGCGAAAAGATTAGCAGTAGCAAAGAAATGCTTCTTATCATAGCCTGCAGTAAGAAAACCAGACGAAACTTTATCGTCATCGCTAAGATCTTCAATTACTTTTGCATCTTCATTAAAGTAGACGCCGTCTGAAATTATCTGGTCAGTCGCTACTTCTGGAAAATTCTCGACATCTACTCTATTGTAAGGGACAGCTTGGTCTGCGGTCTCACCTTCATACTTATGCAAGAACCCAGACCAAATGAACCCGAAATTATCAATGTTCCAATCGTAATAAACCATAAATTATTTATTCACAGTTTCACGCAGCGCTCGATAGTCTGGAACTTCTCTCCTTCGTAATATGCTTGTCTTTCTCTCCAGTGCTTAATGCAGTAGTTGTCAACTGTTCTGCCGTTGCGAGTAACGTAAGAAAGATCATCAATGATGTCCCAAAGAATGACTTTATTCTTTGTCTCATGCTTTCTTAATCCACGACCGATAGTCTGAAGAACTGTAATCTTTGACTTGGAGTTGGCGTAAAGAATAACATCATGAAGTTTCGGAATGTTGACACCAGTAGACATCGTCTGGTAAGTAGCGACGACAATCGTACCATCTTCATCATTCAGATTCTTTCTAATGTCATTACGGACTTTACCTTTGACAGCGCCAGAAATGCTCTCGACTTTTCTGTCCGGGAATTTTTTCTGCAGCCATGCAATAACGTCCTTTAAATGCTTTACGTGGTTGACAAGAATAATGATATTGTTTGTTATTGGTCTGTGCGTAATGATGTTCTCAAGTACATTATTCCGGCCTGGATACTCTTCTACCACCTTTACCTCTTCTTGATAAGAGCGAGACTTATTTGCTTGCACAAATTCCGGTGGATACTTTGCGAAAATGTTCGCAATTCTGATTGGCGTAAGAACGCCTTTGTCAATCAAGACCTTTGACTTGAGTTCAAAAATCACTTTACCAAGATTTGCTTGAATTGTCATCTGGTCCAAAGGATCAGTAGGCAAAGTACCAGTACAGCCGAGCTTAACTTTAGCTTTCGTGCAGTGCTGAAGAATTCCAAAAAGCTTCATTGCTCTTGCGCCGTGCGTTTCGTCAACTATCACGGCGTCAAACTTCTCGAAGTACTCGGATTCTTTATGCTGCAAAGATTCCCATGTACTGATAAGCACTGGCTTGTCTTCGTCAGCTTTATGTCCATCGCCTTGGATTGTCAATTCATCATCTGCATTGTCATATCCATAGTCACGGAGGTCATCGTTCATCTGATAGATAAGCGGAATAGTTGGAACTATGATAAGCACATGCTTATATCCTTCCTTACGGAGAGAACGGACGATGTTATAGATCATCAAAGACTTACCAGAACCAGTGCAAGCAAGCAAGATGCCTCTTCTATTAGTCAACGCTGCATGAACTGCCTCGTCTTGATAGTCACGAATCGTCTTTCCAGAATTTCGCATGAAGTAATTGATGCTATCTCTGTACTTCGTCTCGTCAATCTGGCGAACGATGTCTGACTCTTCTATGCCTTTGAGTTCGTACTGATAATTGCAAGACTTGCAGTACTCAATCACATCTGTCAAGAAGCCGTATGGAAGACTGTTCGCTATTGTGTTAAAGAAATGTTTCTTACCATCCCAACGACGGTCTTTATATGCTTGTGAATATTGATAGCCTGACTTGTATGCTGCATATCTTGCATGAAGTTCTTGGAGGACGTCAAAGTCGGCGTCAACCTCGAAGAATGATTCATTGATTTTGCTAAGAATTACGTTTGTCATGTATTATTTATAAGAAAAGAGAGGGCGTGAAAACCCTCTCTAATCACAAATAACGCATTAAAACGTCTAATTATTCAGCGTCTGCTTTTTTCTTTCTCTCTTTCTTCTTAGTAGCTGTTTCTTCAGCTGGCTGTTCATCAAGTTTTGGAATTTCTACTTCAACAGGTCCAAGATCTGGCTTGTCTTCAACATCAACTGCTGGGTGGAAGAATTCTTCAGTAAGAACAACAGGCTCTGGCTTTACTTCAGGCTGGACTGGGGTTTCATCAACAGTCGAGACTGTTTCAGTCTTTTCTTCTGCTTCCGCTGCTTGACGTGCTGCTTTCTTTTCCTTCATTTTCTGAATGAAAGCTTCATACTCTGCATCGAACTCGTCCATGTTCACGTCTGGGCTATATGAATTCTTAGCCATCATGCCAGTCTTGTACATGCCGTTCACAAAACGAGACGGCGAAACTGTTGGAAGAACAGGCGTTGTGCGAGGACGAACTCTTGGTTCTGGCTGTGGAAGGACTGTCTTATCTGACATAGTGCCATACATGCTTTTACTCATCTTCTTTATTCTCCTTGGATTTAACATTCTCATAGTTACAGAATATCTCCATATTAAAATATAATTTAAAATATTTATTTAAAGGTTCCACTATCTTTATTTGATATGGTAACTGGAGACAGTAAGCCCATACGGGGAACTTACTATCTCTCAGGTACATTCTCAATCTTTATTTTGACTGGTGAACTGTATGACCCTGTAAGAAGACTTACTGTAAGTTTTACCGAGCGGCTATCCTGTACTCGGGCTTAACTAACTTACATGCTTATAGCGGCATATAAGACACGAGTTAAGTGTCTTTCATTTAGAACTTCAAATTTGGACCCAGACGTTCCTTACTGGATTTGACTTGCACATGCCGATAGCTCATTGAGTTGAGTCTCGTTCCTGTAAGCAAGATTTTTATGTTGGACAAAATATAATAACATTTTCTCCTTTCAAAAACTCAACGAAAAATTTCCGCGGTAAGTAAGAAATTTCTAAACGCCTTATATTCTGTGCTACTATATATTATGGGTTTTTTCAAAAATGGGAATTTCTCAGAAAATTCTTTCCTAAGGTCAAGCAAGTCGGAAAATTTTCATTCAGTACTGCTTGTTAGCAGTATAAATTATTATATTTTGGCAATAAAGGAAAATTTATGGCACTAACACTTGATAAATTTAAACAGCTAAAAGCGGCGGCCGAGGTGGACGTCGCTATGACTGACTCAATGGAAGGTATAGCAAAGAAGAACTTGGAACTTCCAACTCTAATTCAAAAATGGACACGATACTACACAAGTCAAAAGTACACGATAGCGACTCAGGAAATTGACTTAGAGGAACTCTACGGAAATCTTTACGCTGACATCAAGGTAAACGGCAATTATGACTGGGGAAATAAGGTTGATACCCAGGTAAAGTCTGATAAGAAGTACATTACCGCTGCGAGAGAGCTTGCCGCACAGAAGTACTACTACGATTTCATTTGTGAGACTCTTGCTAACCTGAAACAGATGCATTACACCATTAAGAACTATCTTGAGTACAAGAAAATCCAAACAACTAACTTCTAATAAAATAGAAAGTTTTTGAGACGAACAGAAACTGACGAAATCTTTGTTATATTTTATTAGTTAAAGTGAGGTTTTAAATAAATGCACATAAATTTTGAGTCACTTAGATTTAGAAACGTTCTATCTTATGGCAACAAGTGGTCAGAATTTGTCTTTGAGCCGGGCCTTAACTTAATTAGGGCAAGCAACGGTTCAGGCAAGTCTGCTATTCTTGACGCTATCAACTATGGACTTTTCGGCAAGCCGTTCAGAAACATCAAGATTGGACAACTTGTCAATAAGTATAACAAGAAAAACATGGTAGTCAATGTAAAGTTCAGCATTGGTCAGAATCATTACGAGATTACCCGCGGCTACAAGCCAGATATTTTCAATCTTAACATTAACGGTAACGATGTCGAGAACATGGCTTCCAAGCGTCTTAACCAGGAAGAGATTGAGAAACTTATCGGCATTAACGAAAAGTTATTCAAGTACATTGTAGGCATTGCAGTCACTAACAGTAAGCCGTTCTGTACAATGTCAGTTGGCGACAAGCGTGCTTTGATTGAGTCAACGTTTAACATTGACGTTCTTTCTAGCATGGCTAAGGAAGTGAAGAGAAGAAACACAATCAATGAATCAGATCTTCGCATCAAGCTTACTGAAAACAACGGCCTTCAAAATTCAATTAAAGACAATGAAGAGTACATCGTCAAAATCCAAAAGTACATCGAGCAGTTTGATGAAAATAAGAAAGCGACCTGTGAAGAACTTGAAAATACCATCAAGCAGTTTGAAGCAGCCATCGCACAACAGCAGGCAAATATCAAGAAAGGCAACGCAGCTGTTGAACGCCAGGCAACTAAGCAGACTTTACCGTCAAGCGAGGAAACGTACAGAGTCAACGCTGACATCGGAGCAGCCGAGCATTCCAAGAAACTTATTGAGAAGAATCTTAGAGAAGTTGGAACTGGTGCTCTTTGTCCTCTTTGCGGGTCTGAGCTCGATTCTGGCCACGCTGCTGAACATATTAAAGAGCTAAAGGCTGAACTTAAGGAGCTGACTGAAACAAAGTTGCCTGCTTTGTATGCAGAACAGACAAAGCTCGCAGAACAGAAGCAAGCATACGATGAAATTCAGTCAAAGATTTTCACTATCAAGCAGAAGGTGCTTGCTGAAGAAGTAAAGATGAACTCTAACACTACTCAACTGGAGAAGTTCAAGGTTCAACTTACTAATGAACAGAATAAGCAATGCGACTTCAGCACAGCAGAATACGAAACCAAGCTTGCTAAGTTGAAGACTGACGCTGCAATGCTAGCAAAAGACATTAGCGAGACCGAGCATAAGATCAAGATTGACAATAAGCTCAGTGAAATTCTTGGTGATGAAGGATTGAGAATGTATTTCTTCAAGAAGTTGCTTCCGATCTTGAACTCACGCATTAACTACTACTTGAAGAAGTTTGAATTGCCAGCGACTCTTGAACTTGATTCGTCAATGCAAGAAAAGATCATGACTGGTCGTTTCGAGCAGGCTTACCAACAGTTCAGTGCTGGTGAACGTGCAAGAATTGACATGGCTATCTTGCTTTCATTCTTTGACATCTCGAAGATGATCTCTAACTGGTCATGCTCATTACTATTCGTTGATGAAGTTCTTGACAACGGCGTAGACAACTCCGGTACTGAACAGTTCTTGAGCACATTCTACAGCATCGTTACTGAACAAGACAAGAACGTTGGCATCTATATCATTAGCCATAAGCTAAGTGACATTCAGATTAACTGGTCTAACGTAATTGAAATCAGAAAGAAGAGTATGTTCTCTGAAATCGTAAAGGCGGAATAATGAAAAAGACATTGTTGATAAACTTGTTTGCAGGTCCAGGCGCTGGTAAGTCTACTGGCGCTGCCTATATCTTCGCAAAGTTGAAGATGGCAGGCGTTGATGCTGAACTTGTAACTGAATATGCAAAAGATAGAGTCTGGCAAGAAGACCAATTTCCTCTTCAGAAGTGCCAACTCTATGTTACCGGCAAGCAGCTTTTGAGAATTGAGCGAGTCTTAGGAAAGGTTGATGTTGTCATCACCGACTCTCCTGTCGCTATCGGTTCAATGTACACCGACGAAAAGCCTTATAAAGACGCTTGCATCTATGCTGGCAAGAAATATGAAAACAGTCTAAACATTTTCATTAGGAGACAGAAAGACTATAATCCTAATGGAAGAAACCAGACTGAAGAAGAAGCAAGACAGATTGATGAAAAGATCATAAACATGTTCACGGAAAACAACATGCCGTACATGACTATTGCTGGCACAGAAAAAGGATATGATGATCTCGTAGAAATTATTAAGAACTATTTGAAAATGAAAGGAGAAAAGTAATGAAAGTCGCACTTATTGCTGATTTGCATATCGGAGTAAAGAAAAGTGACCAATGTTTTCAACAGTCACAGTTAGCGTTCTTTAAAGACCAGCTCGTACCCGATTTGAAAGAAGACAATATTGATACTATAATCGTCTGTGGAGACGTTTACGATACACGCCAGACGATAAACGTGCATACTGAAAACGTAGTGCTTGACTTGTTCAAGAATGTCTTGAAAGATTTTACTGTTCATATCATTGTAGGCAACCACGACATCTATCACACAACTACTACTGAAGTCAACTCATTGAAGTCGCTTAACCTTCTTCCGAACGTAACAGTATACGAAAAGCCTACTGAGATTGAACTTGATGGTAAGAAGTGCTTAATGCTTCCATGGATCACGAAGAATGAAGACTTTTCTTCAATCGTCACCAAGAAATATGAATACTGCTTTGCTCATCTTGACATTGTTGGTTTCAACATGGGAATGAGAAACATCAGTACTGACGGCATTGACGGCGCAGACATTATCAAGAAAGTAAAGTACACTTTCACTGGACATTATCATACTCGTTCTCATAAGGAATTTAAGAACGGCGCTGAAATCACTTACATTGGTTCTCCTTATCAGATTACACGTGCTGACAGAGGTGAAGACAGAGGCTACATCATTCTTGATACTGATGACGGGCTGTTTGAATGGAAGACAAATGAAATGTCAATGATCTTTACCAAGTATGTCTACCCAATCGTTGATAAGTCAAAGATCAAAGGCAATCAGGTTGACATCGAAATTCCGTACAACATGCAGAATGAGACCAAGAAGATTTACGACTTGGTGAATGAGCTTAACGCTTTGGGTCCTGCTTACCCAGTCAATACATATTACGGAGATCCTCCTGACGCTGACCAGAACATCAGCATTGATGTTGACCAGCTAAACCTTGTAAGTATGTTCTCGTCATTCATTGACCAAATTGATACTGACTTGAACAAGCAAGAGCTTTATGAGGAACTGATTAAGTTGTACGATATGTTTAAAGGAGCAAATTCATAATGGAATATTTACATGTAACTGGCAACGGAACATTTCACTTCAGACGAACAGTGACATTGAAGCAGCTCTGCGATACTTTCGCAGAGTACGCTGCTACTTTTGAAAAACTGCTGAAGGTTAACCCAGATATGAAGGTCTTACCGATTTTCTGTCGCAGCGACTTTATTCAAGAAGGCAAGCCGCATCCTTATCCGTACATTGTGAGAATCTTTTCTTCAGGTCCTTCTGGAGAACCTGGCTCGCCGATTCTTGCTGCTGAAAAGGATGGAAAATTTCATTCGGCAGTTACTCCGACAAGACGCTTGTCTGAAGAAGAGTTCAAGAGACTTGAAACAATCATTGGAGGTCCAAATGACTAACGGACAGAAAGAAGCAATTGAGTTCATGCTTCAATACAATGACTATGAAAAGGATAGCCCAGAAGCTCTTTCATTCTGGGCTGCTTTTGAGAATGTCGAAATGCGTTTCAACAGCAATGAAAGATTTGAAGATTTCATTGAAGACGCTGAGGGAGCAAACGTTAAAGAGCAGATGCCGAAGTTCTACGATGACGCCTGTCTTATCTTCTCAGTCATGCCGCCTCCACCTCAGTGGGTCGCTTCAAAGATTGCTGACTACATGCTGAATTACATTGACAAGTGGTACGCAGAACAGATGAAAAAGGAAAGGGACAATGTTTAGCCCACCGACTGAACAGACAGAAGAAGACTATAAGAAGGAGTTCCTAGCAGGCCAGCACCAGACTGATTATAACAAGTGCAGGTTTGCTGAAGATAAGCTTGCTTATGCCAAGGAGTGGATGAGAATCAACGCTCCTTGGGTCAATTACGAAAACCCAAGAACGATTGCTGACATCGTGGGTCATGAAAAGATCTACTTTCAGAATAGTGAAATGAAGTACTTCATGACTAGCAAGATTTCTTCTTTGATGCACGGCCTCGGAGACCGAGAAATGCTAAGTGCAGTTGGCTGCTCAAATCTTGGTTCAATTTTCAACATGCCTGAACTTGTCATTAAGCCTGTGAAAGGAAAAGATGGAAAACTTTTGATGTCTTATGATTACTTGACTGATAAAGATTGGGAAAATATCCCAGAAGACGTGCCTCTCATTCTTCGTATGGCACATGGTTCTGGGTGGAACATTAAGTTCACCAAGACAAAAGACTTTGACCCGGCATTTCTTCAGCAGCAAGTCTATGCTTGGTATAAGTTGAACTATGCTTATATGTGTGGATGGGAACGTCAGTATGAACCAATTGGCGGAGGATGGATCATTCAACCTGACTTAGGCAAGTTGATGAACTGGGAGTTCTGGTGTGTAGATGGTAAGATTGAAGGAATCAACTTAATCAGAAAATTAGGAAAGAACTTTGAAGAAAATGTCGCTTTCGTTAATGAAGATGGACGTTTTCCAAAGTGGTACATAGGCAAGCCAATGATGATGCGTCTTTCTCCTTCTCAAATGGAGATTCTTGAGAAGATGAAACCGTACGTTAAAAAACTCGCCGAACCTTTCAAGTTCGTCCGTGTAGATATGTACTCTATCAACGGAGAGCCGAAGTTCAGCGAGTTGACTTTTACGCCTTGTGCAGGCCGGATAATTACAAGTCCGTGTTAACTGTCAAGTTCATTTTAAGCTCCTAATGAATTATAGAATGTAATGATTGCAGCAGCAAGGTCAAGAACAGAAACATCTCGTGAACTTGAGTCGCTGATTGTGCTAAAAGCAATCGGTGACGAGTTAGTCGGGTCAGGAGTAAATCCTTTCTGATTGACAACTGCAACGATTTGCTGGCAAGCACCACGGAGAGTCTTTTCCCAGTTCTTAATCTGAGACTTTACTTGCTTGTAACGTTTTTCATCATCACATTTATCAGCGAACGCAGAACTTACTGAAGTAATCACTGACTGCGCCACTTCAACCTGCGGAGCAATCGCCTCACGAATTGCTTCACGAGGATCTGCCGGAGTAGCTGACTCTTCATTCTCGACTGGGCTGTCATCTGGAAGAGGCGGAACGACTGTCTCTTGGTCTTCATTAAGTCTTGCAATGTTCAAGACTAATTTTTCAAATTCTTCATTTAGCATGATCTAAATTCCTTTTATGTATTTATTAAGAAACAATATTTCTTGCTTCATTCATAAATGCGCATTCATAGACAATTTTAAATCTTGTACCAACTGGAAAATCATCTCTTTGATTTAAACATACATAAAATGTTACACTAGTTGGAAATTCATCTGTACTGGTATTACAGTCGCCAACCCAAGATGCCTTTCCATAATAGTTTCTGCCTGTCTGGCCCCAATCATTCCAACATACTTGCATTAGTCGGATTGGGAAAAAGTTATTCATAAGTCCCCAATGAGTATCAAGATTTCGTGGTTCATCGCCGGAGTTATTGTATAAATTTACTTTCACTGACAAATCTGTAGGTTTTTCTAATGCATCTGAACTTGAACTTGCGCCTTCTGCTGGCGCTACTTCTACAGTGACAGTATGCAAACAAAGGCCATGATCTACATGTTCGCGGTTTGTAGTGCCTTCAGTTATCGGCAATGTCAGTGGAAACCAGCCGTGACTGTAATCGTCACTTGTCATGACATAGTCTTCAGTTATAGATGATGTATAAAATGTTCCAACTCTTGGAATGTGATGTTGAGTAGGTGGCTTCGGTAAATTATCAACTGCTGAGGCTACCAATCTGATGTTGTCATCAAGTGGCTTTACCGTCTCATTGTACATAGTAATACCATTAGCAGGCGTTCCCCAATTCCAAGGTGTCGGAGTTTTTAAATTATCAACCAAACTCATGATAAACCTCTTTCTTTATTTATCTTCTTCAGCAGGTTCTTCTGTTTCTTCAACTTTATCGTAATGATTTTCTTCAGTTGCATACTCGATAGAATCTGCTGCATCAAGCATGTCAATGTACTTCTGAATACGTTCTTTAGTCAAGAACTCGTCATTTTCAACTGTTTTAAGAACAGCCTTTGCTTCTCTGAATGAACCTGTTTGAACAAGTGAAATCACAGCCAAAAGTTTCTGAGCAATCTGCAAAGGAGAGATCGTCTCGAAGTCAGTGAAGATACATTCTTCACGGAATAGAGAAATGAATTCATTACCAACTTCAATGTTGTAACAGACTTCGCCGGCTCTATCTTCAATAGCAGAAATTCTTGATTGATTTGAATTAAGTTCTATATTATATCTATCTTTTGATACAGGATTTCCCAAAAAATCAACTACATTATGTGATTCATAATCTTCTAAAATTTCTCTACAATGATTTCTCCAAAAATCTACATTGTTATAAATGCACTTATTATCTACATATACAATTCTTGATATGTGTTTCATATTCAAATCCTCTAAAATAAGATAGTCGTCAATATTTTGTTTTGTGTCAAATAAAAATTGTTTCAATAGAAACAAATTTGCTGCAGAACAGTATAAAATACCTGTTTCTTTGTTAATTGCGTAAAAATTATTTCCACCTTTCATTTAAATCTCCGTTCCATTTATTTTAAGATAATACTTTCTGTCCGTTTTCATTGGTACTTCTGTTTCACCATTTAAGAAAAATGATTGTAATGTATGAGGTACACTTATATCATGGTTGTCTGTATCTTTTACATTTTCCAAAAATTCTGAATTAGTACCAACCTTAGTTAATACGTCATTTAATCCTGCATAATTTAAATATGTTTGATAATTATTTTCATCAATCAATGTATAAGCATCGTTAAAATAAACATAAGCACCAGTTGTACTTATAGAAGTAATTTGGTCAGAAAGATAATATATATGGTTTTCTTGTGGTGCTGCTGGTAATTCAGTAAGAGGTTCGTCACCTGTTATTTCTGAAATATATCCAGATTTTAAAGACATTAAACAACCATCAAAAGTCAAATCATCAAGTCCACCTGAAGCTGTAATGACAAAACTTTTATCGTATAAACCTTTAATAATTTTTACTAAACTATCTGTTTTATCATAAGTTACTAATACAGCATTAGTATTTTGGGATGTATATTGCGGTCCATTTTGTTGAAACTTTGTATATATTGAAGATCTTTCAAGTCCTAATCTTGGATGATTTTGTTGATTAATATACCAAATGAAATCACCAGTCGGTCCTTTACTAATTAATTGCATAGCACAATTATAATCAAAAGGTATATAAGCATCAGGTGATGTGCCTATAATACCTTGGAACTGATATTGTTCACCAACATTAGTTCTTCTGTATAACAGCCATCTTGTTAAACCTGCACCATATCCATTTAACCACATAAACCATCTACCTGTTTCTAATCCAAATACATGCATAGATGTATCAAGATTACCATAATATTTAGGTGTTGGACCAGGTTCTGCTATATAATATTTACAGTCATTCGTATAATCATTATTACAAGAAAAATCTTTATAATTTCCATTTTTTCCTTGGAAATATGCTGGATAAAAATCACCTGCGTTTTGTCCTTCTAATACAATGTAATATTTTTGTCCGCCATAAAGTTTATAGTTATTAAATGTTGTACAAGTTTTTACTTGACCATTTATACCATACATATAACCATTTTGTGTTGCACAGACATTAGATGATACTAATGGTATACCAGATTCATGAAATATTGTTAATCTTATATTTGTTTGAGTAACATTATTTCCTCCGGTAACAAACATTTCTAATCTTTGTAAAGTTATATTTTCGGATGGTATATACTCGATAGCAACTGTTCTATCTCCTTGTACAAGTTTATCAGATGCTATTTCGCATTTTACTTTGGCATCTGAATGAGAAGTAACACTTACACTAGGATAGCTTTTTCCATCATTTAAAAATGAGTCAGTGCCATTATAAGTTAAATAATTACCTTGGATTCGTTCACCTAATGCTGCAGTAACTAATGGAACAGATGTCTTATTAGGGTCATACATATTAGAAATACCAATAAAATAAGTTTGACCACCAACTAAGTTTATTTTTGGATTTAAATTCTTAATACCTGAAAGAATGACTTTAGTCTTATAAAAAGTTTTTTCTCGACCGCCAATCATAAAATTTTCTGGTTTAATTGAAAGTTCATAATCCCAAATTTGAAGTCCACGAATTATATCAAAGTTATTACCATTACGCTGCATAAAAGTAATTGCTCTGAAACTACCTGCACTTTCTCTAATATTTTTATCAAGCCACATAGTAACTTCAATATTGTCTACATTAGTCCATCCTGAAGGACAAACCCATTCAGCCAAAGCCATTTTTTCAGTAGAAATGCTTTTCAAAGAACCAGTTGACCAAATTAATTTAACATCACTAATAGCATTTGTAGGTGACCAATATACTGAGATTATATTATGTGTAACACCATTAGGGTCAATATACACAATAGATTGTGTTCTTGATGCTTTCCAACCAGGGACAGATGGATGTGACGGTATAATATGTTCTAATTCACCAGCCATTTAAACTCCTACATTTCATAGATAAAATAATAAGCGTTTGCTTGTACATTTTCAGGCAATGCGGTAGTATTTATTACGGCAGCTCCTATATCAAATCCATTAGCAGTTTTACGCAACATATAGTTCGGTCCATTTTCAGAATCAAATGTGGACATGTTTGTATAAGATGCTGCTGGAACATTGACTACTTTAGTTGATGTCGGCGTACCTGCATAAGTATTGATTATGTTAAGTTCTCCTTGTGTCTTATCTGGTTTAAATTCAATTTGGATTCCGCTACCAGCATTAGAAATTTCAGTATCGCCTACAGATTGACCATCAATGAATTTTAAGAATCCGGCATGAGATTGTGAAACACCCATCCAGTTAGTTCCATAACAAGCATTATTGCCATCAAGTCTTGATTGACCAAATGTATCAAAATTGGTACCTGAGACAAATACCTTATTAGTTGTTACTGGTCCTTGAACCCACATGCTGCCGTCACGGTAAAGAATCAACGCATCGCTTCTATCAATAACTTGTGTTTCCTCAGGCCTGCTTGGGTCAGTTACTGTTCTTGTACCGTTACCGATGACCTTCAAGATACCACCATGATAGTAGAGCGGTGTGTTTCCATTATATCCGGAAATCGGCTCAGAAGTAGTCTTGTTTGCCATACCTTCAATGCTTTGACCCCAGATGTTCCATCTTCCATTTGGGTTATTTCTGTCAGCAGAAGTGTTATGAATGGTAAACTCATTGTAACCACCCTGCATGTGAACGCCGTAACCGTAAAGCTTGTTGGCATGACCTTCTACGTGAGCATAAACACCAGATGTAGTGTTATAAGCACCTTCAGTATGATTTGCTCCGATAAGTTCAGAATGAATTTGGCTATCAACGTTGTTGTAGCCTTCAACATGTGAATAAGGACTGAAAGCAGATGTAAATTTGCCCTCAGCATGTGAAGCAGCACCACTTGCTACTGTATTAATACCTTCGACAAATGCAGAACCGGCAGAATTTGCAATACCATTCGTATTAACTTGAACAATATTATTAACAATCTTTAAATCAGTTCCTGCGGAAAGATTTACAGTACCATTATTACCATTCCATACGTAGAATTCTTGACCGCTTTGATGGTTAATATCGGTAATAGTAACCTTCGTTCCTCCCTGTGGATGTCCTTGTGGAGTACCAGCATCCTGTATTAGGACGGTAGGAGAATATGCAGATCCTCCACCAGAACCTGAACTGGAACCTGTCGCGATAATAGCATTTGCTGAAAAAGTAATTCCGAATCCAGGATGACAAATCTTATCTATGGTTAACGGTAATATGTTACCCAGTTCATCGTAATAATAAACACCGGATGATGGATTCGTTGAATCATAGTATGTATTATGTCTCTGTAATGGCATGATATAAATCCTCTTTTTATTATTTATTAAGAAGCTATGACTTGTCGATGTAATAGAAAAGCTTTCTACTTACGTAGAAAGCTTTAATTTTAATAGTTAACTGTTGATGCGTAATCGTTCAACAGCAGGCTTCCGTCAGCGGATGGGTCTGGTCATTGCTGTCTGCATGAAACATCTAACGGCTCCGAGGTTCTCACGAACTCGGTTCTTCTCGTCAATATCGAGATTCTGCGCTAGCGAAAATATCAGTTTGTTAGATGCAGACATTTTAGATACTCCTTATTATTAAGTTCTGGTCATTCATTCGCGACCATAACGCTTGCAAACGGCGCTGATCTTTACGCCGTTTGCAAGCTGCTAGGCCACAAGGAAGTCACCACAACGCAAATTTACGCCAAGGTCCTAGACGAAGGACGGAACACATCAATCATCGACTAGCTGAACATGGTAATCGTCGCTTTCTACAACCCAGTGCTTAGTCGTTCGTTTGTTATTGCCCCATTCAATTACAGCCATGTTATCCGGTGCACCGCTATTACGCACTTTCGTATGCTGCGGGGGATAGTCATACGAGCACGAATCGATTTGCACTTTCGTAACTTTTGTGCTCGTCCCGTAGTCTATGATTTGGATATACCCCTTATCCTCAAGATATACATTACGGATATAGATAGACGACTCGCAGTCTTCGGCTGCGCTGTTGTGATACGATATAGGACGCTGCGAAAGGCTCGCGTCTCCGTACACACCTTGGAAACCGGCGGCTGTTATCGACTTATAACGTCCACCATCAATGTAGATATACCCTAATTTTCCGAGTCCACCACCAATGCATTGCGAGTAGTTGATGTCTGTTGTATGCGTATTTTCGTACTGCATCACGCAGTTAATGTATCTGTGAGTGTATGGAGCTTGAGAACTTAAGGCTTCGTCATGAACACAGTAACGGCAATCTTTGGCGCTTATGTCCAAGTTTTCAATAGTAAAGTCACCGCCACCCAATCGGAACGGTTCGAAGCAGTCATAGATTTTTCGCCATGTCGTTGCATCATAGTCATTCTCGTCAAAAATGGCTGTGACTTTTGCGCCCTGATGAAAATGCAAGTACATGCCGTTCCCAATCGTAAGACCAGTACTGGTCATAGAGGACGATATTTTATCTGAAAATTCATCTACAAGGTCATAAGTGGCAGGGAAAATCTCGACTCTGCAATTTTTTATGAGGAAAGCAGCCGCAATTCCTGCTCTCAAAGTGGTATAAGTCTTTCCGGGACCAATCTCGATTACTCCGCTGGATGATGAGCCACTATTTCCAGGCACGTAAGTCCATGCAGTCCAAACACCGGCCGGTGTTGTGTTTCGATACCACCAGTCTCCGTTTCTAAGTTTGTGCAATACCTGGAATTTCTGTGGAGCGTTAGTAGCGTATTCTGCAAGGTAAGTCTGCAAAATTGCAGCACCGGCCTCATACTCCGTAGGTAAGTTCAATGTCTGTGTATCAGCAGTCCTTTGGACAAGGTAAGTGCGGTTGTCCTCCGCATTGTTCAAGTCGTCGAGGTTCTTGGACCACTTATCATAGATTTGTTTTGATACGACATAAGCAACATCAGTAGGTAGCTGTGTATTAGGCACGTAAGTCCATGCAGACCAAGAACCATTTTGGGTCTGATATAGTCTGTACCAGTTATCACCGGAACCGAAGTGTTTTATTACTTGATAACGGTCATAATTCAAACCTCGATTTGCCTTTATCGTATATATAATAAATGAGCCGTCAGGAATATTTTGTGGAGAGTTAGCTACATCCGTCTGAACGTCTTTGCGCATAATATATATGACGCCATCTAATGCGTTGTCGAGGTCCGCCACAGGACTGTAGGAACCACTAAAAAATTCTAGCGGACACACGCTCAAGTTTTTAATGCCGGACACCATTTTCCACTGGTCCCATGCACCGTAATGGGAATACCTGAATGTATAGGCCTTTCCTTCGTAGACTACGCTCTCGCCCGCAAGATACTTTGTATCTTCCGTCCTCGTCGGGTCGAATTCTGGCGCGATGTTGCCAGCGAGTGCGTTCTGTGCTGTCTCCTTGAGCAAGTTATCCTTGAGCATCTTCACAGTGCCTTCCGGTCCGTCCACTGGTATTACGTCGCCCGTGCGGAAATCATTTATAGCAGTAGTCAAGTCTTTAATTCTAACTACATCTCCATTAGACACCATATAAGCATTATTGTCCGTAGTAGCTAAAGTATTATCC